TTCACCGCACATGGTGCATTTCGTGGCGGTGGGGTCCTGTGCGTAGTTGACCGTGTAAAAACATTTCTTACATATCATCGTATTAAGCCCCTTTGGTGTGTATTTCGCCTTTCCTTATACCACTCTTTTTTGTATAGTCTTCAATAACCCATTACTGTAGGAGTAACTCATGACGGACAAGAATGAAGGATTACCTCTCTTAGACATTATAGACTCTTCTGATGCGCAGCCAGTGGACGCTGTACCACGTAAAACAGAGGAGAAGAGACCTGAAGATATTCAGAAGAAAAAAGAGGAGAATACGGACGGCCCTGTCACATCTAAACCCCCTACGTACGAGGAGGGTTTAAAAGAGGCGGGCATTGATTTATTGGAAGCACGCCAAATTATGGAGCATTTGGCGACGCATGATTACTACGAAGAGACGTATCACATAGGCTCTTTGTCATTAAAGTTGCGTACGCGTTTGTACCGAGATGTTGTATGTACACAGCAACTTATTGAGGAACAGAACCCCACATATAACATGACTGTTTCCGAGTTGTCTGCGAGGTATAATTTAGCAGCATCTCTTGGAGCACTCGGGGAGCGTAAGTTTGAATTCCTGAGTTACGACACGGATGAGGAAGCGGCGGAAGAGCTGTTCACTAAAAAGTTGCGATTCGTTATGGGTAGACCTGGTCCCATTGCGTTTAAAATGATGCGGCTTTTGCATACTTTCGACAGTAAAATAGCGGCTGTTTTTGCTGATGGATCCCCCGAGGATTTTTAAGTTCGGTAGCGGGTCAAGCCCGGTCCCAAGCACTACTCCGAGGTGCCCCGCTACCACCTCTTGGGTCTTTTCAAGAACGCGTATTATCTGAATTACTTATGCGAGAGCGTAATGAGAAGTTCGCTTTTGCTGCACTTTTAGTGAAAGTTTTGAGTCCCATAAGTGGAGCATCAGTAGAATATACTGAAGGTCTTTTAGAAGACTACAGTGAAGAGCTGTACCAAGTGCGGTATAATTCAGGATATACCCCGGCGAGTGAGCGCCGGTTGGCTGAATTTGTGGCTAAGGTCGAAGGGCGCATGAGAATCATGAGTAAGCTTGATCGTATTACTGCAAATTCACCTCTTTTACATGGTGAGAAGACTAAGCAATGAACACAATGCAAGCTAATCTGGGGTTGATGCAAGGGCAAGGGGCTCCTGCACAGTCAGTTACGCCTAGCCCTGCGCAAGCAGCTATGGCTCTTTCAGAGCAAGCATTAACCGCACAGTCGATGGCCTCTCAGCAGATACAGACAGCTTCGCAGTTTATAGGTGCCTCACCTTCTACTGCATCCATAGCACAGCAGATCGGTGGTCACCTATCCACAGGGCAATATTCTCAACAATACGCAGGATTACCCGGTATTGATATGGGTGGTGTAGGTGGTGGTTACGGTAGTATGGGTGGTGGCTTTGGTGGTATGGGAGGTTATGCATCGCCCTCACCCTTGTTGGTGTCTCCTCCTCAGATGGGCGGGTACGGTTATGCCACGTCTCCTCTGTCTCAAGCACCTGTTCCTAGAATGCCACCTATGTCTGTCATATCTACTCCGTTTACTCCTCAGCCTCCTTCTGCCCCAATGTTTCAATCTGCATGGGAGCAAGAGATCCGTAATAGAGAGCAACGTGCAGATATGTTGTATTCTGCTGCGGCACAAACACCGCGTATAGCTGGTCAGACAGCGGGGTACGGTATAGGCGCAGGTTTAGGCGCAAGTATAGGGTCTAGATTTGGGGGGGTAAGTGCTGTAGTAGGTGCTCTAGGAGGTGCAGCGGCTGCTCACTTTAGTGGCGCAGCTCCGGCTATGGGTAACGCCGCTATGTTCCCATTTGCAGGAGGACGTCAAGATAGAGAGATGGGCGCGTCCATTCAGAATATGTCTAGAAGTTGGGTTTTGGGCGGTAGTAATGTAGGTCCGTTAGGTCCTGGGCTCAGCAAATCTCACTCGATAGACCTTGCAGGGGAAGTTAGGGGGTTAGCAGGTAGTAGTTCATTTAAGTCTGAGACGGGCGGGATGTTCAACCAGATGGACTTGATGAATATCCTCAAGCAGGGTGGGCAGTCTGGTTTGATGGATCAAAGCCAGGATGTGCAGGCTATTAAACAGAATCTTCGAACTACCGCGCGTACGATCAAAGAATTCATGCAGCTTACGCAAGACCCTGATGTGAGCAACGTCATTCGAACAATGTCGCAGATGGGTACACAACTTGGTATGGATCAAATGCAGATGCGTGAAGCAGCATCGGGCATGAGGACTTACTCGAGAGCAGCGGGTGCGTCTATAGAGGCTATTCAATCTAGTGGTGGTATGGCTGGTGCAGCTACTTTTGCTGGCGCGGGATTAGGCGCAGGCACTGGGTATAACTACGGTATGTACTCATTGGCGTCTGCCCGACAGGGTGTTGCGGCTGGGTCTATGACTCCACGACAACTTCAGATGCTCGGGGGTGTTGAGGGTGTAGCGGGACGTAATATGCAGATAGGTGCCTCTATGATGTCCAATGAGGCTTTAGGGTTGGCTGTTAGTATGCGCACTGGAGGGGACTGGGCCCTGGATAAGGAGGCTCTTGGGGATCTATCTAGCCCTGGGGCTATGGGGCTCAAGAGTTTGAGGAAGCGCGCCAAGAAGCAGTTCAAGGGTGCATCTATGAGTGAGATGGCGATGTACCCTCTCCGGCAAAGAGAACTCATGTCTCAGGCGGTTGATCAACTATCTCCACAAGAGATGATGGCCATGCAGTACCGAATGGCTATTGATACAGGTAGAGAAGAGGGCCTTCAGGGTAAAGCAGCGCTAGGTTTTGGAGCACGTAGGTTGTTCGGGGATGACGCAGCTATACAGATGATGGAGTTAGGGGGATCCACTGAGTTCTGGGATATGCAGAAGAAGTCTTTGAATCAGAGTATTCAAGAAAGGTCGATGGAAGATTATAAGAAAACACAGGACGCTGCTCCTGGTTATTGGGGAAGATTAGGAGGGATGGTTTCACGTTCGGCAGGGGGTAGGAGACTTAGTGAAGTAGGAACTACTACGTCTCAGGCTTTTGGGCAGGATATAGATACATTAGGTGGGTTCTTTTCCGGTATAGGTTCGGGCGTGTCTAATTTCTTTGAGGATCGTGCCGCCGCTGAAGAAGGAAGGTATATTCGCCGGCGTGATGATATACAAGTAACGCATTCTGCGTCAGAGCGGGCTTTTTTACAACGTAATGCTGGCAAAATTATGAAGCGTGGGGCACAGCTGACTGGTTCAGAAAAAACAGATTTTGCAGCATCTGACGTTAATTACCGCGGAAAAGATATGATGTACGCTTATGGTCTTATGGCCAATAAGACCGGTGCAGCATACGAAAGAACTGCTGCTGGTAAAGGGGGCGTCGACTGGCGTTATGCAGGTAATATGGTGAGTGATGCTATGTCTATGGCGGGAGGGTTAGCATCTTATTTTGGTGCTGACCAAGGTATCGTAGAGACTATGGCAGGTAATAGTTTGGAGTTCGGTATGGACTCAGGTTTAAATAAATTCATATATGGTGATAAGGTAGAAAAACTTTTTGGTAAAGATAAGATGATTGATTTTGCTCGTAGTGAGTCTCGCACCATGTCTAAAGTTTTTGGGGGTATGGAGAGATACAAAAGTAAAGAAGGACGTGCTCGAGGTAAGAGTGAATTAGCTAAAGCTCTAGGGGTTAGCGAAACAGACGTAGAAAGCATTGTTGAAAAAGGTGCCGCGGCTCTTGGTGCAGATTATACGGTAAAGAGAGGTGGTACTGGTGATGGGGGAGCGTGGTTAACTGAAGATTTTAGAAATTATGCTATGCAGGGTATGCAGGGTGCCGGTACTAGTATTGGTAAATTCGAAGGGTTAAGTGAAGAGAATAAAGCTAAACTTTATGGGATGATAGGTGAGATAGGCGCGCAAGGATCGGGAGAAGCCGAAAAGCAGATGCGGGGGCAAATGACGAAACAATTTAAGGATGCTAGTGGGTTTCTGAAGGCGGAGGAAGATGCCTTCGGTGATTTGAGTTTGGAGGAGCGTAAAAAGACTTTAGCAGGTCAGCGCGGATCTCTCTTTGGTATACGAGAGCGTGGGGGAGGGTTAACAAAGGCGCAACAGAAGACACTAGGTGGTATTACGGAAGGAATAACGGAGGAAAAGGCGAGAGCTTTAAGTGCATACATGCGGGGGGGATCGGGTTTTGACGATACTCGTGCTAGGTGGATTAAGGATAAGAAGTCTGACGCGGGGTTTGGAGAGTTTTGGGAGAGTGTACGTGAACAGGGTAGGGGTCTTACGGAAGAACAGCGTGAGGTTTTTTCTCTTATGAATAGAGGTGCGACAAAGAGTGACACCCAAAGAGATCAACTATTCGCTAATCTGGCAGTTACAGGGCAATATACAAAAACGCAAGCGGGGTTCGAGTCATTACTCAGGCCCGTCTCGGGGATTTCAGAATCTGCTAAGAAGGGGAATATAGCACAATGGGATGACTTAGGTTTAGAGGGTAAGAGTAAAGAAGATATTGATAAAATGATTGCTTCTGGTGGAGCAGGTAAGATTATAGGACTTCAAGCTAATCTTGTTAAAGCAGGTTTGCAGACTAAAGAAGCTGCTTACAGACGAATTTCAGGTTTAGCGGGTGCGGAGTCTGTAGCTATAGAGGAAGATATCGCTTTAACTGCGGCACCTACAGAAAAAGAGAGTAAGGCTAAGAGCGCGTTAGGTAATATTGCAGATACTCTCACTGGTTTATTAGGTGGTGGTGCAGCTCCAGGAAGTGGCAAGTCATTCAATGACTCCGCTGTTATATTTAATAAAAGCGTGAAAGCTTTCGGCGTAGCAACAGAGAAAATCACGGCTAAGTTAGAGGAGACGAAGTAGATGGATAAACGTGTAAAGTATATGCTCCCAAAACCTGAGAATTTTCTCAGGGTAGCTAATCGTAACATCGTAGGTAATCTACGGAATAAGCATGAAGCTCATGTGGTATTTCCTCCTCTGATTGAGCGTGCATATATCATGGTAAATGAGACTGGGGCTGTTCCTTATAGGGATTACCTCGAGAGTACTGCACTGAAAGCGCGGCAATAATGGCAATTGTACCTCTACAAGGTAGTTTTTTAGATGATAACGTTTTAGTGCCTCTGAATGTTGCTAATGAGGAGGGCAATTATCTCGTAGGTAGAGAGATGTTTGCACAAGGGGTTTTCGCGGACACTCCTCTCGCAACACCTAAGTACATGCGGCATCGTGAGGGTCGACATCATGAATTTGAGGGCAGCATGGCGCGCATGCTCATTCAGATTCCAGAGGGTGGACTAGAGGCACTCGTAGAAGAGATGAGTGACTTCACGATGGAGCAGATAGCGCGAGTTGTCGCGTCTGACTTAACCACTTCAACTGGGGGGCTGGGCTATTTAGATTTCTTGTTGGAGTCGGCAACACACTCTTTCAATGAGAAAGTCCAGTTGTCAGAGAATCTAGCAGATAACTATGTAGCATTTTTTTACGGTACATCCCCCCCGGTGTTCAATTACTCCGGTACATTAATGAATACGTACCAAGATGATTGGACGATGAACATGTTCCGGCTATTTACCTATTTAGGTAGGGGGACAATGCTGGCTCGACGAGGATTCGTGATGCATCTCAGGTATGATTCTATGATCGTATCCGGTGCTATGATGAACCTGACTTGGCAGTTGAACGCTGGACGCGAGGGTGCCACGCAGTTTTCTTTTCAGTACCTGGTTAAGAGTATCAATATAGCACTAGGAGCTACGGGTTACCCGACTGACCTCAAGATGGTAGCTACCATATCGCCGGATGACAGCGTGTTTTTACCGTATGATGTAGAGGCGCAAGCGTTGAGTACGTATAGCGGCGCGGGAAAAACTTACGTAGGTACTCCTCCTGGTGCACCGGGACCGGAGGGCGTTCCGGATTATGACACTGGTGGTGATGTCACAGACACTGGTGGAGGAGAAGGTCCAACAGGGGGCGGGATCCAACAACTTCCTGAGACAACAACAGAGGTTTAGAATGTCAGCACTGTTCACAATAGATCAAACTGCTAAGCCCGCAGGGGTGTTGGGCATTTCAAGGGCAGATCTAAGTTCTGGGGGAATAACACTTAGTTGCCCTTCAGCACACACGACGTATCTTTGGGAATTCTTTTCTGAACCTCTGGGATCCACCGCAGCTACTATCGCTACACCTACATTAGCTACTACAGCAGCAACGATTACAGAAGTAGGTAGTTATCTCATAAAGTTGACTGTCGATGACGGGCTTCCTACTAAAGATGTGTCAACATTATTAGGAGGTATCCCTCTCGGGGTTAGCGGCTTGGCTATCCCTGCGGCTTTTGAGACCAATCAGGATAATTCACTTGCTCCCCATACAGGAGAGCGTGGTTTTGAGCCCAAGCTCACGGCGTTTATTAAATGGGTAGACGCCAACATTGGAGGGGGTGGAAGTGGCGTATTTGGAGCAGGCTCCGGCACAGGCGCTGCGCTGTTGCCTCTCTACGGTGATTTGGCTACAGGCAATTACAGTTTTGCAGACGGGCAAAGCAACTTAGCACAGGGTGATTACGCACACGCTTTTGGTAATGCTTGTAGAGCATTAACAGATTACTCCCGAGCAGAGGGTAACACTTGTTTAGCGTCAGGCGGGATCCATGCGCTGTCTTACGGTAACCTTTCTACCGCGGCACATAATTACGCTTCTGCTTTCGGGTATGGTGCGAATGCTACTTGGCCTGCACAGCGAGCTCTAGCGGGGGGTATGGTATCCGCGGGTATTGCAGGATCGAGTCAAGTAACAGAAGTACCGGTCTACGGAGAGACTGTTGATGTTTCTGGCGCAGGTTATTCGACAAAAATTGGTCCAGAAGGAACGATAGCCCCTGCGTCAGCAAGTCCCTTATCTATCGGGCGCAGTATGGGGTATATCTTCAGGCTTAACCTCATGGGATTCTTCAATAATACCGCAGCTGCGTGGGTAGTAGAGTTTTGTGTGGCTAATGGTGGGGTGCCACGTATCGTAGGTACCGTGAATTACAACAAGTTTGCGGCAGACGCAGGTGCTTCCTCATGGGATGTTACAGTGAATGTGAATACGTCAGATTCAACAATAGAGATCTGGCCTTATTCTGACGTAGCAGACGTCCATTGGTGTGGCGCACTTTATGGAGCCATGGTCTCTGAAGGCGCGTAATTTTTCTTTTAGTGTCTCCCGCCAATTTCCTATAATTACAAAGACGATGACATAGTACAAAAGGTTCCTTGTAGGAACTTATAAACACCCCCTGAGGAGGACACGTATCATGGCTTACAATTTCAAAACGACTGGCGACATTACCTTTGTTGACGCTAACTATGCTGGTGGGTACACCAACTTAGGTGCGGCCTTTGGTTTGTCAGAAGCATCCAGCTTTGGTAACCTGGACACGGCCATCACGGGGGCTAGTTATTTTGTAGGGTCGGATTATTCTCTAGCAGGTCTTCTGGTTGAGAATATCAATAAGATTGAGAACCTGGTTTCTGCAGGTGGTGAGGCTAATACTGCCAGTAACCAAGGTACAGGGCAGGGACTTTACAAGACTAAGAACGTGTTAGATCTCGAGTTTTATACTCTCGGTGCAGGAAGTTCTAAGCTTTCCATCTCGTCACCAGCATCTGACATTATTAGTTTAGATGTAGTAGAGGCTAGCATTGATCACGGATCCATATCAGGTCTAGGTGACGATGACCATACTCAATACATGTTAGCTACGGGTTCTCGTGACTTTTCTGGTGTTGTGGTTGGTGTAACTCCTACTCTCGATAGTCACCTGGCTACCAAGGGGTATGTTGATACCGTCGCTGAAGGTCTTCATCCCAAAGCGGCTGTTAGGGTTGCTACTGCTGCTGACCTACCTGCGTATACTAAAACAGGCACGGGTGTTGGAGCGTACCTTGAAGCCGACGCTAATGGGTCGATCAATACTGGCGGGATCGATGGTGTAACTGATCTCACAGTAGGCGACCGAATTCTTTTCAAGAACGCGGCTGCAGGTGCGGAAACAGCAGATGCCGATAACGGTGTTTACGAAGTAACAGTTGTCGGTGACGCAGGAACCCCCTGGAAAATTACCCGTACGACTGACTTCGATGGTTCTCCTGTTAGCGAGGTTCAGGGCGGCGACTTTATGTTCGTACAGGAAGGTACTGCTAATGCGGATAGTGGCTGGGTACTAATAACGAACGGTACTATAACCGTAGATACTACACCATTAGCGTTTTCGCAGTTCTCTGGCGCTGGTATGGTGACCGCGGGTACTGGTCTCACCAAGACTGGTAATACTATCAATGTAGGCAGTGGGACTATTGAGTCTCGAGGAGGTATTGATTTCCAGGCGAATGATCTCGCTGTTGCAGTTGACAACACAACTCTCGAGATTTCTAGTAACCAGGTAGTCATCAAGACCTGGACGTTGGATGATGCGTATACAAGTGGAGCCAATGCTAATGTGGGTGTTGATTCCTACGACGTGGACTTCCAGCTTGCTGGAACGTCTTACGCTTTCAAAGTTACCTCTACCAACGATGTTGTAAGCTTCACGGGAGACGGATCTGGCAATATTGATGGTGTGATCAATGTAGATACCCTGGACATCGACGGGACAACTTCGGTGAACATCGATTCTGCTGGTGTTTTAGAGTTGAATTCTTCGGCGGGTGCCATAGGAATCGGTACTGATGATGTCGATCAGAACATTAACATCGGTACTCAGGGAGAGCGTACTGTTAGTATAGCGACTGGTGCTTTTACTTCGGAAGTTATCATTGGTAATACCACTGGTTCGACAACAGTTAGTATTGATGTTCCAAGTGGGGGCTTCGACATCAACGGTACTACGGGGGTGAGCGGGATCATCGATGACGATACGATGGCTACTGCTTCAGCTGTAACTTTGGCTACGAGTGAGTCCATCAAAGCTTATGTAGATAACCACATCTCCGTAGAGACTCTCCAGGGTGCGTACGAGGCTGGGAATACGATTGCTGCAACTTCTGCAGAAGGGGCCCTGGCATTTTCGGTAGCTGACGGTCAGAACATAGCGGTATTAACCCTCACGCAAAGTGACACTGATACAAAGGGTTTAATACTTTCAACGGCTAGTTCCGCGGCGACGATCTCTCTCGAGGGTGCTGGGACACGGTCCATCGTGTCTGATACTGGAGATCTTACACTGTCTACTACGACTTCCGGGAATGTTAACGTCACCTCGGCAGCTAAGACCATCTTCACGAATAACGGTAATGCCGCTGTTACCATCTCGACTGAGGGCGCGGTGGGCTTTGGGTTTGACCCGACTGGCGGTCCTGGAGTAGGCCCCGGAACGGTGATGATCGGGGATCCGACATCCACATCAGCGGCTGCGTACTCTCTTACGATGGCGGATAAGAGTACTTCTGCTGGTAATATCTCGATGTGGCTGGACAGCGGTAATTTTGAGATAAATAATGTTCCGGGATCTGGCGCTAAGAACATCGATGTTTACAACGGCGCAGGTACCCCGGCGCAGATATTCAGGTTTGATTCTTCTGGGCATATCAATGCGGTAGACGGCGTAGCCCTCACACCGACGTATAGCTTCCTCAATGCAGTTACGTCAGGTATGTATTGGGATAATGCAGCATCTGAGTTGACATTCTCTGTAGGAAATTCTGATAAACTTCGTATCGGGAACGCAGGGGTTTACTTTGCGAATGTTGGTACTGGCGGATTTTCCGTGGATGTAGCGCAGGCAATTTCGTTTAACACAGGTACTACCATCCAGCTTGACGCAGCCGCAGCTTCGAACTTCACGGTTGCTGGCGCAGACCTTACGCTCAGTACTACTACTTCCGGAGATATATACCTAACTTCAGCAGATGATATCTTCTTTAATGCTGATGGATATGTATTCGGTGCTGATGCTCTTGCTACTTGGAATGATGCGCTGGTTATCTCGAGTGGAGCACTAGCTGCGGATGGAGATTCTCAGGGAGCGGTTGCACACCTCCGTGCACACACTACTACGGGTACCACTACTGATTACCTAACCCCTGATGCTGCAGGAACTCTGAGCCTCGCGGTAAATAAGGCTTACTCTTGTAAGTGCACAGTCGTTGCCAAGCAGAGTGGTGGAACCGCTGTAGCGGGTTGGGATGTTACTTTCCTAGTACTAGGTGGAGCTACCACGGGTGGTGCCCCCACACTGGTGTCGGGATCGACTAATGTGAATAAGTTTGGTGAGCAGGGGAATGCAGATGATTGGGATGTAACTGTAACTGCTGCTACCGAAGCTGGTACAGGTGGAGAATTAAGGATTACGTGTAACGGGACCGCGGATGAGAATATCGAGTGGACCGGGACGCTAATTACGTCGGAGGCTCTAGTAGCGTCGGCCTAGTCCTGAGGTGAGGTGAAAGAGGAGGAGGTTATTTACGTCGTAAAAAATGCCTCCTCTTCTTCTCTTCCCGTCATGAACCTGCAGTCTCACAGCGAGGACTAGTATGAGCTACGAATGGGATACCACTGGAGACTTCAATTTTGAGATTAATGATGTTCTTCAGGCTAGTATTACGGCTGGTGGATTCACCTTAAAGACGGGGACCACTATAACCAACTTCAATACGGCTACGGATCTCGGTGGTGTTGGTGCTGTTAATGCCGCTGTTCCTACACAGTTAGCTGTAAAGACCTATGTAGATAATGCTGTTTCTGGTATAGCTTATTGGGATAGAACTGGAACTGTACTTCACCCTGATACCGCTGGGGATACTGTAGCTGCTGGAGCGGGTACAGTAGGTGCCCCCGGATATGCTTTCGAAGAGGATGTAGATACTGGTTTTTACAATGTATCCTCTAATACGATAGGTGTCGCGGTTGGAGGATCACAGAAAGCCTCTTTCTCTGAGACACAAGTGTACTTACAAGGAGGAGATACTTCCGCCGTAACAGTAGACGGCACCGCAGGTATCACTCTAGAGACAGTCACGTCGGGACATATTTCAGTAACGTCTGTAGATCGTCTGACTCTTTCTGGCGGGGACTATGTAGATATCGATGCTACTGCTGGACCGGTGTATATTGATGCTACTGGAGCGATCTCTCTCGGGGCAGGGGCTGCTTCTGATTTCACTGTCGCCGCGGATTTGACATTACAGACTACGGGGAGTGGAAACATAGCTCTGACTTCTGCGCGTGGCGTAGATATTACTGCCAATGCGGGGGATGTTGATACGAATATTACAGGTTCTTTCCTTGTAGACGCTACTAATGCGATTTCGTTGGATGCAGGAGGCGCATCCAATTTTGCCGTACAGAACGGTAACCTTTCTCTCGAAACAGTTGTTTCGGGAGATATTCTGCTGACGTCTATTAGCGATATTTTCGTGGATTGCTCTAGCGGGGAATTTGATTTAACCGCTAATGTCATTGATCTCAATTCGGTTACAGGTGTTACGGTTGATGCGGTTAACGACATCATTCTTACTTCGAGTACTGCGGACATTAGATTAGACGCAGATTATGAAGTAGACCTTACAGCGCTACATGTCGATATTAACGCGACATCTACTGTAACGGTGGATAGTGGGGCTTCTATTTCAATTGATGCTGTGACGTCCTCTAACTTTACAGTTACTGGAACTGCAGCGGTCGCGCTCACATTAGCCGCTACTAGTAGTAGTGGGGATGCTAATGTTTTAGTTTCAGCAAGTTCTCAAATTGATTTAACTGCAGCTACAGTAGACATCAATGCCTCTGGTGCGGTAACAATTGATGCGGGAGGCGCATCTAATTTTGCGGTACAGAACGGTAACCTTTCTCTTGAAACAGTTGTTTCGGGAGATATTCTGCTGACGTCCATTAGTGATATTTTTGTAGATTGCGTAAGTGGAGAGTTTGACTTAACTGCTAACGTCATTGATCTCAATTCGGTTACAGCGCTAACCATGGATAGCGCTACGTTTTCTATAGACGCTACCGGTACTTCAAACCTAACAGTTACTGGAACCGGAACCGTTGCTCTGAATGTAGGGGCCACCTCTGCTACTACTCTTGCGGATGTAAATATCTCGGCGGATAGAGAGATCGACCTTACTTCGAGTATTGTTGATATCAATACTACAGGTGCGACCACGATAGACAGTGCGTCGATTTCTCTGGATGCAGCAGGAACATCGAACTTCACAGTTGCAGGCGCGAACCTGACTGTACAGACCACTACGAGTGGGGACATTACGGTGTCTGCGTCTGACAATTTGGCGTTGGCTGCGGATACGACTAATATAGGCATTCTTCTAGGGGATCTTCCCGCAGGCATGGAAGGTATCGCAGCGTCGGCCATACTCAGTACCTCTGCGAATGTAGGGCTTGGAGGTACCGTTACTAACTCAGGCACTGGTGGCAGTATTGTGGATTGGACGGCTACCGCTACTGGAGGGGGTGCCAGCAGTGCAAGTCTTCGGGCTACTGCGAGCGGGGGGAGTTCTGCGACTGTTAATGTTGAATCTGACGGAGTTGTTAATCTCGTTTACGACAAGGACGCAGCAGGTAGTTCTTTTTACATAAAGAATAATGCTACTGCGGTAGCGACCTTCAGTAGCGGCATCTCTCTGGACGCACTAACGGATGCGAATATCACGCTCACCGTTACGGACTCACTGGTTACGGAGCCCCACATCTTGTTACGGGCAGCCGGAGCAGGGGCAGCGATTGACCTGGACGGGGACTTCGACGTCACTACCATTTATAACAATCTGAATGGTGCGGGTAGGTACCAGGTCTATGAAGATGATCATTTGATTCTGGATATTGATTCTACTGGCGTAGTGGCGTGGACTCCTGGAGCGTCGGCTAACTTTACAGTTACGACTACAGGGAACGGAGATATTCAGTTTATTTCCGGGGATACTGGGCTGTTCTCTACAGCAGGACAGCTCTCATTAGGTACGTCCACACTATCAAATGTCTATATCACACAAAATAGTGAGAGTAGGCTGTGGATTAATACCTCAGGTGCCATGACCATGACGCCTGCTTCAGGGCAAGATTTTACTATTTCAACTATTGGGGTAACGGGAGATATTCTTTTGTCAGCGGGTGCGGATGTAAATCTTACACCTACAGACGATTTGAGTGTAACTGCCGGAGGTGACGTTTTTATTGACTCCACAGGGGGTCATCGGTATCGCGCGGACACACAGTTTCAGTGGTACCAAGACGGTACAGCCGCAGCTAATCTGAGAGCTGAGATAACAACTGCTGGCGGAATTGCGTTTACGCCACTTAGCGGTCAGGTTTTCAGTACGGAGACTATAGGTACAGGGTATTCGCTGATTGACGGAGTTTACTACGTAAATGGTTCGAATTCGACGGCGTTTGCAACACTGCTTCAAAATCTTACGGGAGATGCGCAGATCATTCTTGGAGCGGGAACGCATGACATATCTTGGACTACTGTACAGACCTTTGCATATGAGTTGAAGATTGTAGGTTCGGGCGCAGGTAATACGTTTATACGCTTTACTTCGGGGGATGCAGACTGTTGCTTGAACTTTACCAACCATGTAGAGATTCAGAGTGTCGCGTTCACTCGCTCTACAACCATGACGAATCAGGTGTACGGGGTACAGTTAGGCGCAGATTATTCGAGTATACGAGACTGCATCTTCCAGATAAATCCTCAAGGACCTGGGTCTTATGGTTACGCGATTAGTGTTGCGGGAGACTATTGTACACTCGACAACGTTTCTTTTAATACGCTCTTCCCATCTGATTGGTTAATATATGTCACAGGTACAGGTGCCCATATTTCTAAGGTCAGTAGTGTAAATTCAACTTGTACTGGTGGTTCTGTATGGATGACATCTAATGCTGTAAGTACAAAAATGTCAGATTGTTATTATAATTGTGCCTACGGTTCGAGCTACGCTACCGTTCTTTACTGCCAGGGAAATGACTCTAGATTTTCCAATGTTGAAGTTTATGCTGGAGAATCAGATCAAACTGGGCATAATCCACAATGTTTAACTGTAGAAGCAGACAATTGTCATTTTGACAATTGCACTTTTAATACTGGTTGGAACACTTCAACAAACTGTTCTTCAAGAAATACTTATATTACGGGTCAGCAGAACCAGTTTTCTAATTGTTATTGGTATCAGCGAATGATGGATTATACTTTAGCAGGTAATCCAACAGATGGAATGGTGCATGTAAATGGTTATTACAATGGATTTTCTAATTGCCGAATAATTGGTACTAACAGCAAATGTAACTTATTTCTTAATTCAGGTGCTGATTATACTAGAGTTAATGGATGTTATATTGGATCGGCTGTTTCAAATAATGGTTCTTACCAAGTAAGTTCGGCAATTTGGGGTGTGGCTGGTGCTCATTATGGCATAATTGTAGGCAATTTCCTTAGACATGATGGCGATACACTAGGCAGATGTGTAGCAGCAAGTGCGACCAATGCTTGTTATAGCTGGGTTATTGTCGGCAATGTTTGCTACATGGCATCAGGTACTGTAGGGATATACGTAGATCAGTTTAGTAGAAGTACTATCCTGGGTAATTCGTCTAGTTCGTCAACGCTTGACGCCGCAACTTCAGGTACGAATACCACCAATCAGTATGGTACTAGTAACGTCAATGAGGCTTCAGGGGCAAACTACTAGGAGTCAGTATGGCAACGTATGAAGAAAATTTGGCAGCTATCAGGGCTCTTGAGCAAGAAATTGAGGCTCTCCGGGATAGTGCAGATAGTGATATAGCAACTAAGAATGCTCAGATTGGCGTGATCGCTGCGGAAGCGCGATCCCAGGAGCAAACTTGTGGACATACTTCCTGGTCCAAAGTTGAAGACGAGTGGAAGCTGCAGTGTGACGATTGTGGTAAAATCGTCGAGTTTTCAAGCCCGGTAATGCTTTGGCCCTGGGCTAGTTAACTATGGCTGTAAGGCATTATCCCTACAATAGACTAGACAGGAAACTTTCATGTGGTTAATATCGGTTAACACCTTTTACGTAACAAGGAGTAACCACAATGAAAGTTAAGGTGCCCCACAAGACGTTTCCTGCATTGAATCAAGTCCTACGGCGATTAGGCGATGAGACCCTCCCGCGTTTTGCGTACGCTATAGCGCGTAATCAATCACGGATAAAGAACATCTTGGAAGCTCTGGAGAAGGGACAAACACCCCTACCTGAGTTCCAAGCTTTTACGCGTGATCGTATCGCACTATGCGAGGAGTACGCGGACAAGGGTGAGGACGGACAGACAATTAAACGTGCTACACCAGGAGCGCGCCCTGGCGAGGGCGAGACATTCCAGATTGTAGAACGCAAGGAAGAATTCGACGCTGCTATTGAAAAGTTGCGTGAAGAGTACCCGTCAGTAATCAAAGATGAAGAAGCTAGACGTAAAGATTTCGTAGCTCTACTAGATGAAGAAGTAGAATTCGAGCCCTACCAGTTAAAGATGTCTGTCTGTCCTGAGGGTATCCTCAATGGAAATGACATGACAGTTCTCTTAGAGTGCGGCATTTTACAGTGGGATATCGATGATGACGATTCCCCCAAACCGTTAGAGGTAGTTGCTACGGTAGACGAGGAGTAGACTGTGGCGGTGAGGAGTATTTCTGAATGGCATCATCTAATTCCCGTAAAGGGGGGTATGGACTAGCGTCCTTTGGCCGTTCAGAGTACGGTAACGCAGCTAGCGCCGTAGAGCCCCGCTACAGTTATTCCAACCCGGCAGATCATCAGGTCAATGTTCCGCGTGACCAGTTCTTAGAGTTCACTACATACTACTTTTCTGACTGGACAGAGTTAGATGATGTCTCAGTAGAGATCAGTGAGGACTCGGGTGTCACTTTCTTACCTGTTATGACTTTAGGTCAAGTATTTCACGCGCCCTACGACGGAACTAACTCTAAGATTTTTCGCTCCGATAGTCAGCGAATTACTGTCATAATAGATAAGACTCTTTTGTGGGTACAGGCTGGTAGAGTAGTAGTTCGTTTCATGGGTTTAGATGAGCATGATCAAGAGGCCACTAAAACACTTCCGGTGTACTGGGATTAAACTATGAGCTTTGAGTGGGACTTTTATACTTCTGGATACCCGGCAGAACCGTCGATACGGGATTGCCATAGGGGTCCCATGACGGATCTGGAAGTGCGCATGGCTCAACCATTCACTATTATGGCTGACATTGAATTACAACGTAAAACACTGTTGGCATATATTGTAGATACACAATTAGCCGCCGTTAGAACTAGGGAGTGTGTTTTACGTACTGTAAATAGCGACCTCGGACCTATTGTCACAAACGTGTACAATGACCGAGCACTATTACAAACACTCATTTGTGAAAAACGTACAGCTATAAACATAGATATGGACATAGCATACCAGGGGGTTGAGTACACAACGGCCCCTCAGTTGTTAAAAGTACATGGATTACAGGGACCACAAGCAGATGTTGTTTCCTCTGCAGTAAGTTCACATAGTCCGATTGTACGTGTGTCAGGCTATTGCGCGATCATTGTTATTGCTACTCTAATAGAACTAGGGGTGTAGGATGGCGAATAAGACCTTTACACCCACTAAGTTCTATCAGGCGGCGTGGCTCTGCTACATCAATGGCTTAGAGATACCCGTCAATGGCGTGGATATCTCATACGGCGTATGGCAGATGCCAACAGCTAATATAACTATGACGCCGCACCCTATAATCGAACGTATAGGTGAACAGGATCGTTTGCAGATAGCACTATTCTTTTTAGATGAGTTTATTGAACCCGCTAACCCCCAATTCAGACTCATGGGTGAATTTGAGGTAATAGGATGGTCGTATGCGTCGTCATCTAATGGGCGCAGTTTAGTTTTGCATTGTGTATCTCAGATACAAATATTCAAGCAGATACGCTTTAGTAAGTTGTCAGCATATAATGAAAAAGTTAAACGTAAAGACGCCGGCGAGTATCTCAACCCTTTTACAGGTGAGAATAACCTTGATGGTGTAGACGCAGGATATACTGGGTCTGTAACTGATAATTTTGAGTCAGAATTAGATACTACGGTAGACGCGGGCGCAGCGGAGAATGTTTCAGCAGCTGCGGTAAAGCCGTATACCGTAGATATTTTGAAGAGTAGCCCTATATCACGACCCATCGATCTAGTCCTTTTCGTTTTGAAATCTATCCTGCGCCCTGTTGCGTCTCCTAGTAAGAATGACCTAGAGAAGATCAATGCTGAATTGGATAAGCCAGGTATTACAGACGCGGAACGAGATGCGCTAAATGCAAAAGTAGAGAGTCTCAATGAATTAGCTGTAAGTAATGACGCTTATGCCAAGTCACAACAGAAGCTATCACGAGCTCAAGCCGGCGTAATTATGAAGAATTTTTTCGCTCGGTGGATGAAGATGGTAGGATTTCATAAACGATGGGTCGCTCTCCCCTTATTTGAGGATGACTACACCGGGGGAGGTATATTTCCTCTTATCAAGGAGACAGGTGGCTATAAAGCCTTACGTGCTTTAAAGAAACATGCTGGTAGTAGAGCTGGAAATGCGTGGGATATGTTTATGCGTGTGTACACTAAGATGTACATGGAAGTAGCAATGATCCCTTCACCCCCAGCTGTTGGTGTACAAAAGATAGTAGGTAACATTGTAGGTAAGGAAGCTAAGGGTGATTCCAACTTCAGAGGGTTAGCTAATTTCTTCGTTAAACCACAATGTTTTGTATCGTTAGCACCGATGTGTAATATGTTCTTTCCTTCTATGGTAGAACGGATCTCTTTTACAGAGAACTATATGGAGCAACCTACCCGTGTAAAGATGCGTGGTGGGCGTGGATCTTCTATGGCTAGGAAGTTATCATCGGGTACGGGACCGCTATTTCGTAAGCTAGTACAACAAGAACTATCTTCAGGTTTTCCATGGGCTGTATATAAGCGTATGCAGCAGTACATTAAGGCTCCAGGGTCAAATGAAGATAACTTTATCATCTCATCAGAAGAGACATACAAGGGCCCTGTAATTAGAGAACTCAGTACACCCCCTTGGATACGTAATATTCAGAAGAGTTATAGTGGTACTAAGAAGTCTAGTGGGCCTAAGGCTGGTACATATAATGGTGTCGAAATACCAGATGAGGCTATTGCAGAATTACAGAATACGCCACAGGCGGATACCACGGTTAAACCAAAGAATAAGTCTGTAAAATTTACTAAGGGTGCTAAAGCCCTTTTAGCTATGTACACTAAGTATGAGTATTATCGTGCTAGGTACGAGGCGCGTCAATCCAGTGCAGGATCAAATTTTAATCCTTACGCTGTTCCAGGATTCCCAGGAGTAGTCTTTGACTCAAAAATGTCTGGGCTACATCTTATAGGGTATATTGGTTCTGTACAGCACCGGTGGGTTGCAGGTGGGGATACACCTACTATGTCGACTAGTATCATTATGTCTTTCACCCGTACACTAGTTGAGAACTCCAGGGATCAGGTGAAAGAGCCGCTAAGTACCGTACGAGATATATTACAAGATCCTGAGAAGGCGTCGACCTTTTATGACTCTCTCTTCTTCCGTAAGGACCCGGATATACTTACTACGACTGGTAAAGCTGTAGTATATAATCAGGACGATGTTCTTCAGTACGAGGATACTGACAGGCTTATCCTGGCACCTACAGAGCAATATAAGGCAGCATTCGATAATTACGATGATGCCATGCGTCTAATCTCAAGGCCGGTTTGTACTTTAGAAGAGTATGTTGAGTTGTGGCACAATAAACCTATTGATACGTTGATTAAAGATAACGTTTTACAAGGTAAAAATACGTCCTTCTACAGTAAGTTACGTGATCCTACACCAGACAAAGAAACAGGGGGGGCTGTTTTCTGGTCTAGAATTTATAAGCTAAAACAAGGTACGGGGATTGATCCGGGATCTAAATTTACGAACGTTAGCGACGATGAAGAACGTTCTCCCACAGGTACAGGTACAGACGGTTGGCGTCCTATGGACGATACCCATGGAGATATCCCTCAGACCAGATATGACTGGGATACTACATTGGAGTTGTACAGGAAAATCCTATATTCTTCTGATGGACATATCGCGTTCCAGGAGTAGGTTATGCAGAGTAGGCAAGAAGAAGACCTAGAATTATGGGGTGAGTGGAGAAAGACGAAAGATCCACAAACGCTCAAGTTACTCTTGGATAGACTTAATCCTCTAATGCAACGTGAGGTGCAGAAGTGGGGAAGTACTGTACCCAGACCCGCGTTAGAGTCTAAAGCTAGGATGCTCACTGTAGGGGCGTTAGACACATATAACCCTAATATGGGGGCTGCGATAGGTACACACGTAGCCAGCCGTCTACGTAAACTGTCTCGGCATGTTTATCCCTATCAGAATGTAGCCAGGTTACCTGAGAATAAGCAGGTACTCTTCAATACCTTCGCTGTAGCGAAGAATAAGATATACGACTCTACGGGGCAAGACGCTACAACTGAAGAGTTGGCTGATGAATTAGGTTGGACCCCTAAGAAGGTAGAAGATTTTACGCGGTCTTTTGGTAGGCGGGAATTAGTGGAGTCGGAAGGTGCATTCGTCGAAGATAGTACATCCGATAACGGACTAGTTGATTTTTATTACCACGGTTTACCTAAGTCTGACCAGAAGCTGTTTGAGGACATCACTGGGTACGGGGGAGGAAGATCCTTGAATAACACAGAGTTGATGCGCCAGCACAATCTTACACAAGGACAGTTAAGTTATCGTAAACGTAAGTTCGTCGATAGCATTAAAGATATCCAGGGTGGTAAGTACTAATGGCGCTTACGCAGGAACAACAAGATGCCTTGACGGCACTCGAGACGCGTATGCCAGAAGACTTAGTTTCTGGTTATGAAGCACCTGACGTTACTGATGCTTACGCAGTTAGTCCATGGCTTGACTCGTTGCATAAGTTAGCATTGGAAACTAAAGGTAATGCCGCGGCAAAGTATAACCTTCGCGCTCGATCTGAACGACCTAGCCAGAGTGGTACGATACCACAACGGGTAATGAGCGCAGAAGGGTTTCCATCGACAGTGACTGTATCTCATGTACCAGCGCCTAAGTTAGGGTATGAGATGCCTGGAACTCCCAGAGAGATAAAGCACATTGTTTTACATTCATACGGCCATGCCTGGCACGCCACTAATGTACCAGGTAGCCGCGGCTGGGGTGGATGGTTAAATAACGCTGCAGCGGGTATGGGTGTTGTACCTTATGAGCACGAAGGCAAGACGGTGTACATCGCGCAAGGTTCTGATAGTACTACATTGTCACACCCCCAGCGTGTTAGTGGCGCATTGCAAGCAGCTGTAGGTTCTAAATCTCGAACATGCATGCATTATATGATTGATAGATCCGGCAACTTAACCGTTGTAGGAGACGCTAATTACATTATGTTTTCATCTGACGCTGCCAACGAAAGTGCGGTAGCGATTACGCTAGAAGAGGCGTTTTACTTGGTGAAACACCCTAACGAGGAGCGTGCTACGTGGAGTCCAGATGGTACACCGCCGAATACAGGAGGTAATGTTCAGTATTTTGCTTTTACGTCCGCACAATTACTGACATTAAGTATTGTATATAGGAAGTTAGAGGTCGCATTTAATATACCGCAGACTATTAGCATTTCTCGACGTTCATTGGACAGTGGTAGTGCGCCAGGGTATACGATGCATGACTTCATTAAGGGGTCATCTTTTCCTGATATATCTCCTCACTTTTTAGATCAGTCTCTTTGGGATTCATTTTTTGCTTTAGTATCCTCACATACGACTATTGATGTATCGAATATCTGGGTAGCTCCTTCTAAATATATAGATTCAAGTAAGGACATAATTACGCAGCCTATCTCGGCATCGTCGGTATCAGGTATTACTGAACAAGCGTTGTCTCCTATCTATTACGCTGGTATAGGTCGGGCACGGGCTATCTCATTTGCTAACGCGGGGCGATCTGAACGTAATTACTCGTCAGCGAATGAAACTCTAGAAGAGTCACGTAACATGGATCTAACCACCGCAAATGCGTATACTTTCTACCAGCAGTCAGAGAATACTCCGAGTAGCTGGGTTGAAGAGGGCTTAGAACAAGAAGACCAGGGGGGATGGGACGAAGAGGAAGTGTGGGGCTAATTATGGCGTATGACATCTTTTTTAGGGGGGTACCAGAAGACGAGGTGAGAGGATTTCGCACGTTTACTTTTGGGTATGAAGCATCTGTTAAAATATCAGGTGCATGGGCACTAGTAGATAGATGGTTGAAAACGTTTATGACCCAGAAGGGGAGTGACCCGTTAGATCCTAACTACGGTACGAGTTTCCCTACTCTCGTAGGCGGTAATATGAGTGATGTTAGTAGCGCGGAAGACGCTGTGTATGTAGCTCTTTCTGATGCTAATGACCAAGTTAAGACGCAGGACATTGAGAGTATGTCTCCCCCTGAGGAACGTTTACAGAATGCGTACCTCCTCTCTATTAGATCATCGGATGGTAAGGACGGGTTAGTTATTTGGGTAAGGATATCTAACGAGGCGGGCACTAGTATACCTGTGCAAGTAGCTCCGCAAGGAGTGGATAGGTAAATCATGGCTGACATAAGAATTTCACAAGAAGATTTAACGGATGCTGAGAATTTCTTAGTCGCGTTTCTAACTGAACAGGTGCCTGACGCCTCATTCAAAAAAGGCACCGCTATGCGTGATCTAGCGGTTAAAGCTTTTACTTATTTATTCGCGTATCTGCGTGGAGAGATAGACTTAGTTGGAGATCGACAATCGCTATACCGTATATCCGAAGCGGCTGATTTAGACGCAGACGACATAACACAAGCGGCGGATGAGATCCTGTCTAACTGGTTCTTGAGTAGAAAGACAGGTACTGCTGCTAGAACAACAGCTAGGTTCCACTTCTTACAGAAGACAGCACTATCTATCGCGTTGGACACAAAATTCTGGAGAACTAATGAGACTGCTTTTTACATCGATGCATTAGTTGATCCTTATACGATCCCTGCTTCAACACTTCTGCCTGTGTACAATAGCAGTGGTGTACTAGTGGACTACGTAGTTGACATACCATTGGTAGCTTCTGCTGTAGGCGAATCCTACAATATTGAGGCGGGACAATTTGTGGGATACGACTCTGAGAACGGTATTCCATACTTCTCTTACGCAGAGAATCTTTACGATATAAAGACAGGTAAAAATGTAGAGACGACAACTGATTTGATTGATCGCGCGCAGACAGCTATAACTGTTCGTAATCTAATCAATAATCGTTCTTGCGACACCGTTCTTCAAGAAGAGTTTCCTGCTATAACTGAAACCCTTACCATTGGTATGGGCGAGGTTGAGATGGTACGTGATCGTAAATACGAGATAGCCCCGCATATTGATATCCATACAGGGGGATTCTTCGATACCTATGTAGAGATGCCTTACACTGATGCGGAGGAGTCGGGTACCATCGGAGGATACTTCCCTCGTCCCGATAGTAAGGCGGTCGTGTTTCGTGATCCGTGGCTCACTAATGATGACCATACGGCGGATGGGTATCCTGGAGGACGCAAGTTTACGGACGCGCCGGCGGTAAGTGTAGGTGACGTAATATATATTAGGGAGGGTATATCTGGTGCGCCACTCGGTTATACAGTTACGGAAGTACGCCCTACTGAGTTGTTAATTAGTGCGGGGGTACCTTTTTCCGAAGCTTACGACGAGAAGACCGTTGATTGGTCAGTACCCCTTAATCCTGACCCTGGTTTAATTTATTCTATTGGGCATATCGCACCCAGCTTCGATGATATTCCCCTCTTACCCGGTGACTATGTTCGTACCGCTTTACAGTCTACGTCAGATCCTACAATACCCGTAGGTACATCACGGCATATACAAGAACCTGGTGTAATTGTATTAGCAGGGGTACCTATACAAGATGTTACTTGGGTAGAGATAACGTCGCCATTAGCTTCTGATGGTGCAATAATCAACCCGTCTACGGGGACGATAGTGTTTAACAACAGGGTTAACTCTGATCCTGTCGGGCCTATGCTAGAACCGTCATTAACGCAGTACCGCGTGCAGGTTTTGAACCCTACTTCTGGCCAGTCGGCAGATACGGTTACACTTATTCAAGTAGGATATATCGATCCATCAGTTAGTCCTGCGGTATCCTACTTAGATCATTTCGATGGGCAGAATTTACGTGTAGTGTACAAGACCTTAAGTGACTTCACCAATGTGGCGGATTACGTAACTAACAGAGACCGGCGTATATCTGCCGCAAATCAACTTGTGCGGGCCAGGAATCCTATATGGCTCGAGATGACCATTCCTTATAGGATGAAACCTACATCAGGAGATACATTAGACCATAGCGCCGCGGCAGAGTTCTTGGCTACCTACATCAATAATTTTGATCCTAATGATGATCTCGATTTTTCTGACTTAGCTACGCAGCTGCGGAATGAGTACGCGGGTATAGGCGTAGTATTCCCATTTACTATCTATTACCATCTACATTCTCCAGATGGTCAAATAGCCAGTTACTCCACAGAGGATGTAGTATCCATTTTTGATTTAAACTCAAATGGAGCTACACTTCTCAATGGTAATAGCATCGTTGCGCCTCAAGTGTTGTCCTCGTTGACGTTTATAAATACTCCTGGGGCGCTAGTTAGTTGGTATGGGTATTTAGGGATAACGGATAGAACGGTTAACTACCGTGCCAAGTCTAGTAACATCAGCTTCTATATAAAGGGTTAGTCATATGGCTACCAACATAGGCGATCTATCATCCGTTTTACTTGAAGGGCTGTCGTCCTTCTGGCAAAGGTTTTGGAGGGACACCGAAGATCTTGAGGCATACTACCAGTCATCTGAAATTTATCTGGGTCAAACATACCTAGACTTGATGGGTACTATCTTAAATATCGGGATAGTAGACACACCTATCTTCAACAAAGAACAGTGGAAATTATTCTCGATTCGAGAAGATGAACTTCTCTTCATAGAGGGAAGTGCCCCAGAGGATAACAGGTTCTATTACGACATGCCTGGAGATAGTGTCAGTATCAACTATCTACAGAATACTATATTTTCTCCTGATGTTCTCTTAGAGAGAGACGTTGATTTTGAAGTAGAGAATAATGACGGCTATATTCGATTCAAGGATGACATCTTTCGAGTTCATACCACCGTAGAAGGTGATGTGTTACCACTGCAGGGCGTAGCGTGGAGATATATTACACTGAATACGGGTAACCGCATGACTGACGTCCGTCGTACAGAGTCATGGTATTCGAATACGGATGTACAAAGAGGTGATACGCTTCGACTGGATGGTTACGCCGGCGTTGATTTAGATACTGCTACTTTTCCGTTAGCTTCTGATGGCACATATACTGTAGCGGGATCAACAATAACTTTTGTATCAGCTACTTACACAGGATTCACATCGAATAACTTACAAGATGTTATCCAGATTTATGATGCAACTAATCCTGAGTATAACGGTCTTTATGTCATTAGTGCTATCCTGAGCCCTGCGTCTGTACGGTTACATGTCACACAGCATTCACCTTTAGTGACAGCTCCAGGACCATTGAGTTGGAAGTTGCGCCGGGGTGTTTACTTTGAGGAGTTTAGGGATTCTAGAATTGACTATATCGATGATACATACCTAGTAGGAGATGTAGATAGCCCCTTCTCTTTGTCTGTGCCGTCTGATGTCATATATTCAGTGGTTAGAGAGCGTCCTGGGTTAGAAGCTATAGGTACACCACTTAACACTCTACCTACCATAGCGACTGAGACTACATTCCCCAGTGCTGTGACCTTGTCGTTTGCAGGTACCTATGTACAGGTAACAACAAATACAGTGTCACCTTTTTATTTAGGTATAGGGACTGATGACTTAGGTGGCCCTACAGCGTTGTCTGACTATAAGTGGTTTATAATTCCTGAAGGTAACCCTAACGCCGGTGTCTATGTCATAAAGGAGTGGGTAGCTGCTAATATAGCTATCATTGATTACTTAGTGGCCGACGCTGATACAACATCGACTTCATCTACCTCTTGGACAATAGCACAAACAGCACCTCAAACAGTATTTCCCGGCGTGAGACATATCAGTAACTTTGTAGCTCATGCGCATCGGTATTACTCAGGCAGAGTTGTAGAGGGCGTCGACTATGAAGTAGATTACCTTAACGGTCGTTTCACACCTCTTCGACCTATAGAGCCTCTGTTAATACATACATGTACCTATACATGGTTGCACGAAGTTGTATTCGGTACAGGTGGGTCTCTCGAGGAGTACACCGAGGGTAAGGTTAAGCAGGTAGCATTTTGGGTACCACAAGTTACTGTTGACCGCTTCAACCTATTTTATGTTTATGGTGACCTCTTAAATAGGTTCAGCGTTTCGTCTGAAGTGTACAAGTCGTTTTTACGTGGTATTATGCAGCTGTATATCCTGGGACCATCTCTGGAGCGTATTGAGGCTGCTTTGAACGTAACTGCAGGTTTGCGTTTAGTGCGCAATGATGGTGAGATTCTCCAGTCTTACGGTAATGGGGTAACTCAGAGCGGTGCGGATGGTGAATTCTTATCACCCACAGCACTGCATCCCTATCCTCGCTTTCAGTCTTTGTCTGCTACATTCGCGGAGATAGATGTGGGACGTAGTATTGTTATTGAACAAGCTACAGAGGAATTGAATATAGGGCGCTTTAAGATTTTGAATGTCATTGATACTAACACCGTTGAAGTAGAGGCAGAATACGGTGTAGTTAATGAGGCTACTCTTGAGTGGGTAGAAACAAGAGATTACTTAAAAACAATAACGACGGATCAACGTGTATACCAGTACCCCTATAACATTCCGATACGTGACGATATCATGGACTCGTCTAATTGGGGCACATTAACATTTAGGTCATTTGAGCCCCTGACTACGGCATTTACTGTTACGGATTATATAGAAGATGCACAGTGGTACTACGATAAGGTAATTCCTGAGATGCTTTGGCCTAGTGCCTCCCGACCTAGACGTATAGCTGCTACTGAGCTATATGAGAATATCATTGGTCCTTCGGATGATGCCAGGATAGGAGATCCTGGTTTATTCATAGGTGCTGATGATGATGGTAACGTTACTTTAGTCCCTGACGCTGCTTCATTAAGACACTGTGCCGCCTTCATACTGTTTGATAGATACCTGAAGTTTCACATGTTCTATGTGAAATTCTCCGATAAGTTAGATTATACCGATGAGTTCATTCAAGATTTAGATGAGTTAGTTCTGGTAGCTAAGCCGTCTTATACATATCCTTATGTAGAGCCCGTACGTCCATATGAAGATATTGCGGCGTTAACCGAAGTCTTCGATTACTATTGGGCGTTTTCATTTGGATATGGAGCCGATACCTTAGATACACCTGATCATTTTTTAGGTATCGGGTTATCTGATAGGTATATGAAGATTGGTGACTATTTTAGGTATGTTAAATTTATTGCGGTACCTGTTGGATTTGTTACATCAGGTGGTGTGGACGCTCCTTTTGTTCTACCTATGGCCGCAAGTGAACGCATACTTAAGTTTATACTAAATGCGACAGTTAACGGGGGTGATCCGCTAGTCGAGAATACTGATTACACTGTTGACTATGACCCTGACTCGGCTACAGCATTCACAGTTACTCCACTTACCGCCTGGGATGCTGGAATTACTGTAGATTTTACGGGTTTAGGGTTAGACGTAGTTAATGTAGGAACTACCCCTATTCCGGATACTACGATAGGACTCACGCCTATATGTATTGGGGGGGAAGATCCTGGGTACGTACGCAAGGTTATAGGCGCTTCTCCGTCCCCGTCAGAGATGGTGGATAGGGCTATTAGTCTGTTTGTGAATGACGGAGGATCACCATATATTTACCCGTAGAGGTAATTTGTGTTACGGTGTGGTATCTGGAAAGGTGCAGGTAATGCAAGACATCAAAATGAAGCTCTATGGCCAGATGGCTGTAGCCGCATACGACGTAAAAAACGGTATACTTCAACGCATTTTTCGGTACGAGAATCGAAATCAAATTACTGACGATGGACGAGATATTGTAATAGGGTTATTAGCGCAAGCTACCTCAGTTGAGGGTGGCGACCTTTTTCAACAAAACCCCATCTACAATAGGATTCATTCATTAGGTGTTGGCGATGATCCAACGCCGCCTACGTCCGCTGACACAGATTTACATAGTCAGCTTTGGATAAGTAAGTTTAATCCTATTTCGTCGGAACGCCCGGCTTCTTTCGGAGCACCCGATTTTGCTATTGAGATAAGTAAAACAGTCCCCCCTGGGACACTGACGGGTTCTACCGTAACCGAAGCAGGTATTTTTACACGAGGAGCTGTCGACGATCCTACCCTTTCACCCTTGTATCCCGTAGGGTTTCGTAGGATGTACGCACGTCAAGTGCATCCAGGCATCACTCTCACAGCTACAATGTCTATTGTATACGACTGGCGCCTAGGTGTGACAATCTACACCTAGGGGAGGACACAAATGGCCGATCAGAGAGTCAATTATGAATCAGGTTCCACCTTAACGGGTGATTCTGGCGCACGTTATTCTACGGGTGGTGCAGACTCCATTAAACCATATACAGATGGAGAACGAGCAGCCGCTTCTGTGTTTGTACGCCCCCCAGAGAATCTGCGGAATCGTACTGAAGTAGATCGACAAGAGTTAGAGGCGTTAAAGTATCTCTCTGACACTAATATTAAGTGGTTAATTTCAGGTACTACTGGCGCTCTTGGTAGCCCAATACCGTTGATTACTATGTGGGACCACACCACGGGGCTGTTACAGTTCGCAGATGACATTTATATTCAACCGGCTGTTACGCCTGATGTAGATAAGGGCACTGTACACACGTGGACATTTGATGACGGTGTTACTTCTCCGGCTGCGACACTAATATTTACTGGGAGACTACCAGCGGCCAAGGGTGGTGATACTCCTGAGATTCGCCTTACCTACGACACTGTGAATTCTGGGGTATGTACGCTTACGCCTATTGGAGACCCTTCTAATATCTTCGAGATCCTAGTCTCTGATGATGGATCGGTCTTAGTTAGCACACTTGTGTCTTTACTTTTAGCGTCTGGTGACTTTGGGATAACGTATACTATTGCTTCCGGGGGTAACTTAAATACAGCTATTACCTCGTCAGGTCCTAGCTATCCTACCGCCCAAACGTATGACTCTTTGGGTACCTACGAGAGAGAGATGCATCTCTTGCAGCCCTCTACGTGGAATCCTTGGAACGCCATAAATCCGATAGCAGATGGGGATACTGTAGGGATTTACTTCTCAGAGTTAACGGATCTCACCGATTGGTTTAATCCAGCGGCGACTACCGCTGTAGGACGCCGGCAGAAGTACGGTGCATCTGTGGGCGTTGTAGCGCCTGATTTATTCTTGTCTTCCGTTGAGCCTGAGAAACTACCTCTCTGTATTCCATTGTGTAAACGCGTCGGAGATGACCTCTTCTTTTTAGACGGTACTGTGGTTAAGGGTGAAGCTGGATCCCTGACAACCCCCATCTACTTTGGAGAACATGCCTATACAATAGACCGAATCGTAGGTGGCTCTACCATCATTGTGATGAATGCGTACACGGATGCTTCCCCATTGACCCTTAACCCAATAGGTATATTGGCTACGGACACTCTCCAAGATTTTGCAGAGAACGCCGTAGACGCTATCAATAGCAAGCCTGACTTAGATTTAGCAGAAGTGGTCACGGGTAACTGGACATTCGAAGGAACCTATGGTTATTGGACGACACCTATTACATCAGTATTAGAGTACACTAATGTTCCAGCGTTCAACGCTGCAGCCTATTCTGCGTTTACAGCCAAGAGCACAACTATAACAGCAGATAGCTACACTACACTAGATCTCACGGGTGGCGAGTATGTAGTACAGGGTAATGAGCCTACGGGTGCTCTAGGTATTTTAACGGGTATTAGTGGTACTGCGGATCTCCTTCAAGGAGATGCTACTAATATGTATGGTGGGGCATTTAGTGCCGAGGCTGGTCCCTTGTCTGCGTTAGGTTCAGGTTCTCTTTTAGGACCAAAGATTGTAGGGCTTAAGAGCTCTGCGGTACAGGCTACCGCTACAGTAACAGCATTGCAGGATGTCATAGGTTTACATGTTGAGACGGACGTATCTGGCGGAGCACCCACGGGTTCTAATCACAGTTATGTCGCTCTCTTTGAGAGCGCAACTAATGTGGATTACGGCATTTACCAAAGCGGTGCTTTGAATTTGGGTAATGTTCTTGAGAGCCCTCTTGGTATAGGTACTGATCCTGCCGAGCTCTTACATGTTGCAGGCACTACTATGGTCACTGCTCAAGTTGACGCGTATTCTAATAGTGCCACGGATACATCTCTATTGACGTTACAGCGATCCCGCGGAACCACGGTGGGTACTCTAACTACGACTTCGGATGGTGATGCTCTAGGTATAGTACGTTTCAAGGGTGTTGACGCGACTACTGCAGCGGCTACTGCGGCGGCTATTGAGGTAACGCAGGTAGGTACAGCAGGGGCCGCGGGTGTTGCAGCCTCTCTTGAGATGATAGCCTATGATAATGCTGGCTCTGTAGACGGTACAGCTACATTACGAGGTAATTCATTACAGTCGGGCGGGTGGACTCAGAAAGGTGGTGTATTAGGAGCTAATGGTCCTGCTGGAGATGTAGGACTTACTGTACACAACTACACTGCGCTTTCTAATCAACCTGCCGTTATACAGGTGGGACACTCCGCGAATGGTATCATAGGTTCATTAACCGCCGCGACGACGGGTGATGATCTAGCTCAGATTCAGTTTTCCGGTGTAAATAGCGGTGGTTCTGGATTTGTGACTGCCGCTAGAATAACTATAACACAAGGTACGGCTACTGGATTAGTTGCTACATCAGGTAATATGGTATTAGAAACAGCTAATTCTACCGCTACTGGGCTTAACTCTGACCAGTTGGTTCTTGCTGAGAGTGGCCACGTTGGTGTAGGAATTACTATACCTCTCACTACTCTACATGTAGCTGGTTCGGTAGCTACGGATTATGTGACTGAAACTGTTGGGACAGGTTCTCCGTTGACAGATTATGATGTAACTGGACGTTCGGTGCTACACATAACTGCTCCTACTAATCCCGGTGATGTACAATCTTTTACTAACGGGGTAGCTGGCCAGATAATTTATATCTACAATGATAGTGCTAACCAAGTTGATTTGCTAGACCAACACGGCGGTACTCAGGATATATATAGTCCCTCGGGCAATATAGAGCTTATGCAGTATGAGGGTGTCACGCTTGTATGTGACGGGTCCGGTTGGTATCTCGTGGGCTTTTCTAAGCCCTAAGTAATCCCCGAAACATTAGGTCCCGGAAACGTCACTTGAACCCCACTAGCTAACCACGTCTGTATCGCTGCAGCTACTGCGTTCTTAGCTGCCTGTTGTTGTGCGACAGGTGTTGATATGCTCGACATGTATGTCCCTAGAGGTGTCACTATAGCTACGGATGTTGCGGTGTCAAAAAAAAGACTAGCAGGACCTGCGTTCAGATACGCCAGAATTGCTACACCTATTAGGTTAGCTACAGCATTCCCTCCGGTAGTATTGAATGCACCCGTGATCCCTCCCACCAGCGCTTGTTTAGCTGATGGGAGGTCACAGGTTAGTGGATTAACCGGTCCCAAAGTCGTTTGTGCCGTTTTGAAGTAACTTATGAAAGCACTACTAAATCGGTCTGCAGCAACAGCGCTTGTTTCCGCTGGAGGATCTTCCGCGGCTATAAGGCCACTAGCTAACGAACTTGAGACGAGTGCCATTAGTGTGGATTCTCCAGATGTGTCAACTGCTCTATCGAGTAGAGGCCGGCGTCATTCTTCTTGAGAAATACCTTTAGACCTTTCGCTCTACCCAGGCACTTCTCACACACGAAGCACGTGATTTCTCCCTTGTGCCTTATCTCTAAAGCTTCGGGACCATTGGAATTATCACAACCTTCTTGAACACATTTCATGAGCATACTCCTGAGCTATGTGCGCAGTTAGGACAGTAAGAACATGTCCCAGCCTGTCGCATGATATTACCACAATTAGGACACATCTCGCCATCTAGACGTGCAAGTTCTTCGCCGTTTCCATTTCCAGGTGAGGTATAGGGTGGAGGTATTATTGAGTTAGATTCTATCTCGGCTGCTTCTTCACCTAAGAATTTCTTCTCCATGTATGTGAAGATGTAGTGGATAATGGACTTAGCAAAAGGAATGGCCCTATTTTGAGTTACCCCGTTAGGCGCGAAGTTCATGATGGCAAATTTATCGATTAGTACTCGTAGGGGTACTCCGTATTGCAAGTTGAGTGAGACAGACGTAGCGAAGGCATCTAGAATGCCGGATACGACTGAACCATGACCTGCCATACGGATAAACAGTTCCCCTGGACTACCGTCTGCATACTTCCCGATGGTCACATACCCGTCATGAGATGCCACGTTGAAGTGGTGTGTTACTGCATCTCTCTCATCAGGTAAGCGTCTTCGGTACAGCGTCTGTTGTTCTCCCTCCTTCTTTTTCTTTTGGATTTCTCGCACACGCATGGGTTCACTGAGCTTGGATCCCTCTCGATAAATCGTCACACACTTTAGTCCCATTTCCCAGGAGCGCAGGAAGGTACGTTCTATCTGGTCAACTGTCGCATCATGTGGGACATTGTAGGTCTTAGAAACAGCACCCGATAGGAAGGGCTGTATGGCCGCTACCATATTCAAGTGGGCGTCTACCGCTAGCTGCCTCTTTTGCCCATCTGCACGGAAGGAGCAGTCAAATACAGGAAGGTCCTTGTCCTTCAATCCAGAGCCCTCCAGATGCCCGTGTTTCTCCGCGTATGCCACTATGGACTCCTGGTCCTTTTCAGCGTAACCCAGGTTCTTGAGTGCTTCCTTGACGGTAGGATTGACTATTTTTATAGTCTCCCCTCCTACCATAGACTTGTACTTAACTAGGGCCATCTCAGGTTCAATTCCAGTAGTAGCGCAATCCATCATGAATGAAATAGTTCCGGTTGGAGCCAGTAAGGTTACTTGAGAATTACGGAAACCTAGCCCTTCATCCATTGTCTTCTTTCGCCCGAATCCTAGTCCCATTACCTCCTGCCAGGTAGTTTTGGCTTGCTTGTTAATGCCGACCATATCCGGGGATAGGCGCTTAGTTTTGTCGTAGTGTAGCTGTAGAACGTCTTCCATAGGGCTTACGTTGTGCTCGTAGCGTGGGAACGCACCCAGGTTCTCTGCGAGCTCGACACTGGTCAGATAGGCTTGTGCTGTCATAAGGGACGTGATGCTGGCTGCGAAGTTAGTACCTGCAGCGGAATCATACGGAATTCCCCACGACATCAAGAGACCACCGATATTGGCGTAACCTAACCCGAGAGGTCGGTACGCCTGAGAGTTGTTTTCAATCTCTTCGGTAGGGTAACTCGAGTTAGTTACCAGGATATCTTGAGCTATGATCAGCATGCGTACGACGTGTTTAAACAGTTTAGTATCAAAGCTCTTGGGCTCTTTTGAGAACTGTGCGAGGTTTATTGATGCTAAATTACATGCTGAATTGTTCAGCCACATAAACTCGCTGCATGGATTGGACGCCTCAATAGTTCCATCGTTAGAACACGTGTTGTACAGGTTGATAGTGTCGTGGAATTGTACTCCTGGATCACCACATTTGTGCGCAGCTTTGGCCAGGGATCGGAAGATGTGCTTAACAGACACTGTTTCAGCGGCCTTACCATCTGATCTATTCACAAGATCCCAGTTCCTGTCTTCGTCATACCCATGTAATACCTGTCTGACCAATGACATGAAGTCGTCGGTAAGACGTACACTGTTATTCCCGCTTTGATGTTTAACGACACCATATGCGGAGTTGGGTGCTGTGAAGTTCGTAGTCATACCTCCTAGTGCCAGGAGTTTAACGATATCCTCTTCATCTGCTTTACAGTTGATGAACTGTTCGATATCAGGATGATCGATATCTAAGATACACATCCTAGCGGCGCGTCGAGTTCGTCCCCCACTGAGTATTACATTAGCAAACGCGTCATACCCTTGCATGAATGACACTGGTCCAGAGGCAGTACCACCCCCCCGGATAGGTTCTCTTGATCCTCGCAGCGCAGAAAAATTCACACCACTACCTGAGCCCTCCTTGAATACTAGACCTTCTGTTTTAGCCAAATTCAGGATGCTAGACATGTCATCGCGTACTTCATTAATGAAGCACGCAGAGGCTGTGGGTTTGTCTACTCCAGGAACTCCTACATTGAACCACACGGGACTATTGAAGGAGGCCATTTGATTTAGCAGGATAAGGGTTAGTTCATCTGCAAAGATGTTAGCATTCTCTCCGTCTTCAAAGTACCCCTGACTAATACCCTCAGTCTTGATGTAGTTTACAACTCTTTCGACCATGTCCTTAACACTGGTCTCTTGGTAGTTGTCTGTTCTAGATGCTCTAAAGTATTTTTGGGCTACTGTCTTTCGTGCAGATTCTGACCATTCTGTTGGAAACGCACTTGTCTTTAAGTAGAATATGCATTCTCCCATGTCGTTCTTTACATCGATTTCAGCAGCTTCCCAGTAAACGTTGCTGTAGGGATCTTCCCCTTCTTGGGACAGTACTCGACCTATCTTTAGCATATTGAATTACTCCTTTAGGGGGTTTGTTATACCGAGATGTCTCTTGTAAACATCGGACTCTGCATTCGAGTCTTCGGGTTTCTTATACCATGTAAAACTTCTCTTTGTGCTCTGGTGAGAGTCTCGCCCTCGTCATGATATGCTTGAGCTATTCTACTTAGCCAGTAGGCATCTGCCTCGTCATCGTTGAGTTCTCGTTTTAGTTCTGCTACCGCTGTTTGGATCATCTTATCTTTTTTAGCTTGTCCATGCCCGGTTGCAAATTTTTTTAGAGATGTAGGCGCTACAATCAAAGAAGGTATCCCGTGCCTATATAACGTAAGTAGGATTACTCCCCGTACTTGCCCTAGGTCATCTGCACGACTGGTTGCACCTAGCGCTGGTCCTTCTACTGCGGCTAGTAATTCACCGGGGGTAAGACTTTTCCACGTATCTGCGATCTCGCTATTCGCTATAGCCATATCTAAATGTGTGACTATATAGTCTAAGCATTCAGGACCACGTCGTTTGCCTGGTTGTATACGGTGAACATACGTTTCATTTTGGCCTATAATTACTACACCTGTGCTAGTGACAGAGGGATCGACACCTATGTAGAATCTTGACTGTAAGGGACACATTGCATAACATTTTTTCAGGTCTCACTAGAAAGGTCAATGGCGAATGCCTTCAAAGATAACAGTAACTTTTACGAAGAGAGCTATCGGATCTCCCCCAGGGGATGACGGTTATTTTGTTAGAACTAAAGTTGAAACTTCTACTACGCCGGATGAGTTAGAAACGCCGTTCGTGATTACCAAAGCCTCTTTTCCGACAGCAGAACAGTATACGAGAGTAGCTACCCTGTCTGATCTGGCTACACTTTCTGTGGATGTACCTCCTGTTAATTTAATACGCTCCACTAGTTTTCTGGGAGCTGTAGGAACCTTCCTGGCTGGTGATGTGATAACTATCATGTCTCCGCTCTCGCCAGTATGGCGGGAAATGGGTGTATCCGCAGGTAAAACATATACTGTGAATAGTGTCGTAGGCGTAGACGGCATAGTAGGAGAGAATTTTTTAGCGTATGCTCAAAATATAAAGTTTACAGTAACTAGAGGAACCGCTGTATATGGGCCTTATAGTGACGGACAAGCTGACAGGGATTACACCGGATTCGTAGGTACCGAGTTTTTAGTAGGCGATTATTCTTTCTTCGATACTAGCAAGACTTCTATCGTGACTCTCGTGAATACTATGCGCGACGACCTACAAACTCTCGCTGACTCTTATGACTTAAATCAGTTTGAATCCGATGAGTGGGTACTTTACACTGGAACGATGGGTACCCAACTTAGACTGAGGTATATTACTAAAGCTATGGGGTCGCCTGCTGGTACAGATGGTTACTACTTTCACGTAGAAGTGGACACTGCTACTACCGAAACAGACCTGCATGATAGTATCGTTTTTAGAAGAGCATTGGAGGACACGCGAGAACAACTCGTGAGGGTTGCTACGCTGAGTGACTTAGATAACGTAGTGACGAGTGTTCCGGCTTTAACTAAATTCTTGTCTGCATATCTATTAGAACTTCCAGGGGGATCTGCGACTACAGGTGATACCCTGACGATTGATACTACACCGCTATGGGAAGAGATGGGGGTCGTGCCTCCTACCGTTACTAATACGGTTAGTTCAAGTGTGGGGGATGAAGCAGTAGTTTCCTCGGGATTTACAGCGTACGAGGGGGCGCTTACGTACACTGTAACACGCGGTATTAGTGTATATGGTCCGTATGATGATGGTGTAGCTGCGAGGAATATAACAGGAGATGACGAGCTCTATTATAGAGTAGACACATATGATACAGTCGTATCTGACTTTAATGAGGCCCAAAGTTTATTAGCAGCGATGAAAACGCAAGCACAGTCGTTAGTAGACGCATTCGACGCTGACAACTTCTCGTCAGTATCGACGGAGACATTCGAATGAGTATCACGATTGAGTTGAGACAAACGCAGGAAGTCATACCTGGTGTTCCCATGTATCGAGTAACTAACAAGGTAACTCGTAGTATAGGGATCGAACGGGAAATATTCGTTATGAATACTGAGACGGATTACTTTGAACACGTAGCTACCGTGTGGCATATAGATAATACTCCCGCTAGTAAAGAGGAAGCGATTGTGATTGGTTCTCCCTACTACCTATCGGATGAGGCTTATCGTGAGTATCCTTCTATAGAGACCGCGTTGGAATTTGCAGTCTACACCCGGTCACGTACTGAAGGGTTAGCAAGGGCGTACAGTGAAGCTACCGGGGAGTTTCCTGGTGTGTTTGACTACACGTATATAGAGGGTTAATCATGGAATACACTGCGTTGGAACAGGATAGACAGCAGATTACACTACCTGATGGTACTCGCCCATACCGTATAAGAACGGTTGTAACTTCCCCAGGGGAATTACCCCAATATCAGATCTTTGTATTTACAATCGCGGATCCTGCGGATGTAGCCTTAGACACATTCACCCGTGTTGGGACCCCTCGGGATCTTCAGACCTTGGCAGTCAGTCGTGCTGCTGCTATTGCGGCTGGTGATACGTATTATTTAGACGCAGAGTTTTCGGTAAACTTTGATAAGTTGACAGATGCGGTGCTAGCTAAGGACGCTATCTACTCTAAAGTAGATACTCTTAGTAGTGATTGGTATCTGTATAAGACTAGCTTCTACGCTGTTGATTCGATGTCTTCACACCCATCCGTATCTCCTGCTTTCGTGCAGCAACTAGAAGACGACTTTACTTCAGCACGCTCAGCACGTCAGTTAGCCGAGGTGGAGTTAACCGCAGCGGAAGCTGCCGTAACCGCGGCACAGAGTGCTGCTTCTGACGCGCAATCTCTCGTAGACTTAATGGAAGAGGCAGTTAACTACTGTACTCAATTTACGAGTAATTGGACTACGTATCAGCCAGCTGTGAATAATTTCTTCCATACGTATGTAATCGGAGCTACAGGGTTACGTACTAATGTAGATCCTATTTTGTCCGGTGGTATGATCGTGGCTTATGACGCTTGGTGCACATCTGCTGGTGACACTAGTCGATGGCCTACTGCCCCTTCTACAGGTTCTGATCTGGCAGCGCGTGGTGCTATGCGCGATGCCCTTATAGCGATGTACGGTCCTGGAGGGTATTTACTTGGTACATTTGATCCCGCTGTTTTACCTCGTCAAAACGTCGAGACATATGAATCAAATCTATCTTCGCTAGTTACGAGTTATTGTGGTTGGGCTAACAGTGAGTATGCTGCGTCTGTTAATAAGTTGAATCAAAAGAACGCCGCACTAGCCGCATCGGTTGAAACCAAAATAGAGGCAGAGGCTACGTTAGCCTCTGCCCAAACAGCTGAGAGCGAGGCTCTAGCTGCGGTTAGTAGTGTTTGTTCTGACTTTGACCCTAATTCTGTTTAAATTATCGTCTCAACGGTGATACTGATTTCTCCTCTAGCATGAAACGCTTGTATTCTATGTAAACATCTTTTAGATTTTTTGCTGCTACCGTTGTCCAATTGGCTGTTATGGAGCTATGCGGATAGTAGTGGTAACTCTTGAAACAGTCATAGAGTCTGTCGTAGGTTGTAAACGCTCTCGGGTAGGACGTACAGCCCCATCCTCCTCGAGCTACTGAGTATTGCTGATGACACAACTGTAGAAGAGTAGCAGTTTGAACGGTGTTAAAGTACTTTCGATCCTTAGGTATCACATAGTCTTTTTTACCATTAAGTAGTCTCACGGCATCATCGAAGTCTCTTATAGGCATGAATGAGCACTGGCCGGGGAGCAGAGTTCTATGTATACCGAATAGTAACGTAGGACGCGACGTTGTAGTTCCATCCGTAGTATCATAATAGGGTCCTTCAAACAGTTTGAACGTCGCCGTGTACTTACACCTATTCACACGCTTATTTAATATCCCAGAATTTAGAGTGAGATAACGTAGTTGTGTAGGTGTATAAGGGATCGTAACTTTATCAACCATCCTGGAGGCTATTGTCTTTTCGTCGCCTTCATACTTTCCACTACAGTATCGTATAAAGTAATCATCATACAAACGTGTATGGCAAGTATTATGCAGCATACAATTGGCACACTCTGCTTTCTTAAATTTGTTGAATCTGGTCCTTTCTAAGTTAGCTTTTCGACGGATATCTGCGACAGATTCTACGACTTCAAAGTAATGCTCACGTGCGGGTCGTAAGTACGGTTCTATACCTGGATGTGTCATGGAAGCACTTACGAATAAGTACGGACCTACTTTAGTTTTACGGTGTATAAGCTTAGATCTAATAGCATCGAAGTTATCCATACCGCTAAAGTCCTCGGATATGTACGAGGCAAACTTGCTAAATTCACAAGCAGTAAACTCACCTTTCCTCATACAGTCTTCACAGGACATTACGTATTTTGCAGGAGAGGGACAATAATTATGAACATCATTTGGCACATAAGCTTTTAAGGTACCATCTGACTTCCGTAACCATACCTTCGCATTTCGCAGATAAGGTTCATCTAATCTATTAATTAGTAAGTTACTAACGTCAGGTGTAACATGCAGTACATTCAATTTTAAGTCGTGTTCCTTGGGGTCACTATTCCACCGATAACGTTGATTCCATTTTCGTTGTGGCGCTAGTACTAATATAAAAGAGTCCCCCAGTAATTTTTTTACTAGGGAACTCTCCGCAATAGTCTCTATATCCTCTTCATTGAAATCTTCGTTACGTGTAGTATTGATGAAAAGTAACTCAGGACGGTCCTCTGCATTAGAACGGGCTAGTGTAAATATAGGTCCCTCGTAGTAAGCCTCTTTTTTTAACATGCAGCTTGCGCTCCTTCCTCCTTTAGGTGATTAGCTATTGCCACATCGAGTTCCTCTTTAAGCTTTGCTGCCTTCTTAGGGTGGACTTGTGAGTAGTAGCTAACCATTCCTCTAAGGTAGAGGACTAGGTCATCTGCGTCTTTCCTGTGTACTCTATTAACCTGACTTTTGATTCCTTGAGTTACACAGTTGTGGATGATGGCGCGCATACGCATGTACTTCTCTTTTGGTATATTAGGCTTTTGATTAAATACTACACCTAACATCGTTTTACGGTAGTACGAGTTAGAGATACGCGTCTTCTTTTCATTTATGCGGTAGCCCGACTTTTCGACGACCTTTTGGATCTCTTTAGTTATTTGGGTCTTCTCTTCTCTCGTAAGATCTATTCCGCAGGTGAATGTCATATCATCTGCGTAACGAGAATACCTCCAGGACCTTTCACCGTTTAACCCATGTCGTTTGTTTAGTTCCCGTATGTACTCTAGTATGGGTTTATCCATCCTATAGTCTGCAACCAAGTTGCATATCGCCCCTGACGTGGGTCCTCCTTGCGGTACACCTGTAAAGAATTCTCGTAATTTGTCTTTCTGGTGTCCTACCGCATTGGGGTACCTAGGGTTAGGGATGTCGTCGACAGTAACAAGCTGCGCAATTAGCCCGCTAACGTAAAAGCTATATCCTTTGTGCATGAAGTAGTTACGAACCCAGGCTCGACGGGTGTTAGAGAAGAAGTTCTTGAGATCCATGTGTATGTAGACACCACGTTTAGGGCAGTCATGCTTCTTGGGTGTCTTGTCTGGAGGAGCTGAATCGCAAATTTTGCACTTAGGAATATGGTACGCCACCGCATCCGTTATGGATTTACCTTCACGGTATGCGGTGACGTGGTCCCCTAACTTTTCCTGTAGGGGCATCAGTAAACGTACATGTACTCTGTCCAATAAGTGCTTCATCAGCGGCTCCGGCGCATGGATCATCCGGTATCCCCCAGTTTTCTTGGGTATCTTGAACACCTTATACATGTTGCCGGTATTTGCGTAGAGCGCATGCCACAAGGTTTTATTCCGGAAGCCTAGGAAGAAGGCTAAGGAGAAGTCATCAATGATCAAAGGATCTAACTTGGTATTTACGTGTATTTCCTCTAGTCGTGTATCCTCGTATCCATTAGTCATTTTACTTCTCCTGCACCACGGATAGACTCTTCAATGTCAACGATGGTTTGTAGGTCTAGCGCATCGCTAGATAGTGCTATGTTATTGGCACACACGCGCCTTCCAGGTGAACACTTGTTAGCGTAGTAGTTCGCTGCTTGTGCACACAGGGCACAAATTGCAGGCACTGTACGTTTAGGTGTTTGGATCTTAACACCTGGAAGGTGCGCGGTCAGATTGTGCATACCCTTAACTGCGTCGGACAAGACGTAACTTAGCTTAGCTGTGTTCGTATGCTTGTCTACACGGGCGTATGTAGGTACCAGCATAGTCCAGTCTCCCTTATTCAGGAATTCTGTAACGTCTTCGTCCTTATCGGTGTCTGTCCATGCGATGTTGTCTCTACGAGGGATCTCTAACACTCGGTGCTTCTGTACTGACACATCTTTAATGGCACTCCGTAACGTCGGATCAACATCGATTATTAGGCAGTACCTGAATAGGCGCCGACTAATCGATACTTGGTTCGTCGGAACGAAGTAGACATTGTCGAATGGGAAGTAGTGGAAAGCATGCTTCCGAGTATTATCCAGACGCCTCTGACGCAGTTTAAGTCGGTAGATCTTCATGGGCTAGTACTCCATCTTGACGACCCTACTGCCCATGCCTGGATGAACAGTACCGTCTTCGGTGATCACCCACATTAGTGGGCATGGGGGTTCATACTTGGGCATAGGTCCGCCCTCTTCCTCGGTTACAGGTGCGTAACCATCCGTGAACATGACAACCATGTCTGGGCGAGGGGCGGGCTCTTTCAGACGTTCTGCGTTTTCTTCCCAGTTCTGGTCATCATCCACTCCCAGTATATGCCGGAGTGCTGGTGTAAAGGATGTTCCTCCGTACCCATACCGATAACGATGCTGGTTATCGATATTGGAGTCCTCCTTGAGGATGAACTCATGTTGGATAGCGGCATCAAACATGAGTACGTGCACGCTCACAGCCTGTTCGCTGCTCATAATTCCTTGGATCTCACCCATGAACTTCTTGAAGTTCTCGTCCGAAACACTTCCAGAAGTGTCGATAGCCACGGTCACGTGGATACCTGGCTTTTTCTGGAAACCCGGATAAGGCTCCATCCCCTGCGCCATCGCCTCTTCCGTGAGCAGTCCGATGTTAGGCCACGCGGTGCTCTCGTCCAGCTTGGAGGTAATGCTCCCCTTCATCAGGTTCTGGAGCATCACTGTCCAGGGAACCTGAGGTTCCTCGAGCATTCCTTCGATCAGACCCTCCAGACCTGAAGGCATTGTTCCGCGGTCTTTCTTTGTCTGCTCGACAGCCTTCTTAACGATCTTCTTCGATTCCCTCTTCGCTCTCTGGTGCATGTTCTCGATCTCATCCTCTGTCATTGAGTCGAGTTCATTCCACCAGGGCAGGTGTCCCTGCATCCCTTCCATCCATTGGGGTACAGCGCCCTCACCTGTTTTGGGGTTGTACCCCTCGGACTTAGCCTTCTGAATGAGGAGTTCCAGGTACTTCTCGAACGTCTGATTCTCTGGAAAATCGTATTGTGGGTTCTCCGGGAAGAGAAACCCGTCCTTGTAGTTCTTGAAGACTCCGGAATCTACGAAGGGCCTGAGAGCAATATCGTTTGACGCCATGTCAGCAGCGATATTAAAGATGGGTAGGAGCCGTTGGAACACTTCTGGTTCTCGTACGGAGAGCCGCAGACGTAGGGCTCTTTCCAGATGTTGTAGGACGATGTGCCCCGCTTCATGGATCACCGTCAGGATGCGGTCTGGCATCTTACGGCTAACGAACCATGCTGGATCCCAGAGGAGGAGATACTTTCCCTCCGAGGTAAGAGTCACACACGCTGTTTTTACCCCCTCCTTGGGCGTTCTGCCGCACCCATTCATGATCCGTCCGTAGAAGTTGTCTCCGCCACGGGGGCTGCTGAGCCATTGCATGACGGCGCCCATGGCTTTGTAAGACTCATCTCGTATTTCTTTCACCGAAGGGTTTTCCTTGTTTTCCACTACACTACCTCCTATAATTTGGCGGGTATGTAACACACCCCTTGTTTAGGTAACTGACGAGGTACACTATGACCACAGTGATCGACCAAACCAATGACCCTGGGTACTCGCGCCTCCGTGTTCTTACGGACAAGTTTCCCACGCTTAAAGAATTCTCTAAGACAGCGAACATTGCCGAGGATGAATTTGAGAAGTTAGCTGATTCTGCATTTGCATGGCCGGCACAACGTAAATTTCCTGTGCATAATAAAGAACATGCTGCGTTATCCATTGCGTATCGTAAGCTGGCTTCTAACGTTCCTGCTACTGTAGATGCAGAACTAAATAAGGCTGCGGAACTTTATGGGATAGAGAAAGATATTTACGTTGAATCTCCTACGGAGAAGACCGCGTCAGAGGAGTACTGGCTCCTACCTGAGAAAAGTAGATACCGTGTGGCATCTGCGGATGATGTTAAGTATGCAGAGACTGCATTACGCCATAAGTACGCCGAGCTCACAATTGAAGATAGGGCGCAAACCTTCTCTCGATTGGGTGTAGCGGCTAAACGGCATGACGTTACGTTATCTCCTTCTACCTATAAATTGGCCGGATTTACAGTTACTAGCACCCGTACGTTGAAGGACTACATGGATGCTCGTTCTGCAGCTAGTGGGGACACTCCTATTGGTAGGGCATTCAGTAAAATAGCACAGGAGTTCGCTGGAAAAGCTGCTATGTGGAATGATCGCCAGTTACAGATCAAGTTAGCTAGCACAATACACGGGCTAGACAAAGAGGCGGGTATTGATAAGTACTACGGCACGAAGTTACCTGACCCTATGTTGACTGTTTTCAACACGGAAAAGATAGCGGAAGATCAGGTGTCTCTGGGGGCTGACTTCATGATGGATAAGTCGAAGCTCGCTGCGTTACCCCTAGATTTTTGGAAGGACCTACTGGGGGATGATATAGCGGCTGAAATATCCACTGATGGACAGACAGTTAATCCTGAGGCTCTCTATCAGTTACTCCCCACCTTACCTGCTGACTTGATGGCTATAGCGCAAAAACAACTGGCCGCTTACCGGTAACGCATGCGCCCTGAATTTGAGAAACTAGCTGAACTTACTGTGAAACTCACAGTTGATCTTTCTGGTGAAAATAAGGATGAAGCCAGAAGTCTGTTGAAGGATCTCCCTGAAGACTGCCCTGCGTCTGCTATCTACGCATCGGTACGTACTCTCTACGGTATTCAAATTCAAGACTGGGAGCCTGAGACTTTTTGGTTAACCCTAGAGCAGGACGATATTGACTTAGATAGTGAGGCCAGAAATAAGCTAGAAGCGGCCTTAACCTTACAATCTAATTTAGCTTTCTACTGGGATAACCTAGTATTCCAGAATACTGTGCAGGCTTTAAACGGGATGCCCTTTAATCCAGAGTGTTTGCAGGAACCTTCCGTGTATCACATGGCGTGGGCAGTTATAGAAGCCGCGGTAATCCGAGGGCAAGATCCTTATGGCGATGATGTACCTGATTTCGATGACGACGTTCAGATGTTCGTAGCTACGGTTCTAAAGAGAGCGGGGTGGGCTGTAGCGCCTGAAGAGTTAGACTTCAGCCAAGGGGTATTGGACAATATAATATCCTCCGACGCCAAAAATTTACAGCGTGAAACACGCTATGCTTGGAAGCAACTGGACAAGACGGTCCTCCAGAACACAGAGTTTCCAGAGGACCGCCTAGGAGTCCAGTTGTCCAAGTTAGCGAGCTGTAGATTGTTCTTGGAAGAACAAGCTAAGGTTTTAGGCCTCACCGTAATGAAGCTCCGTGGGGTTTAGACCTCTTCGAGCGCCTTCTCTACCAGCGTCTGGGTCTCGTCCAACTGTGTGTGGACGTCTACCCAGTTCTTGTGGCGCTGCAAGTTTCGCACGATGTCGAAGAGGTAGTCGTTCGCATCGTTCTCATCCGAGACCGTGCGCAGCTGATTGAGGACGCTAGACCGCATCTCGTTCGGGAGATCCAGGAGATACTCCACCAGGTTGTGCGCCGCCTTCTTCGCCTTGGGCTGTACACCAAACATATACCGGAGAACGTTAACGTTGAGCTCGTTGATCTTCTCGTGTTGTGAACTCTCGAGAAGGCTGATCACGGCCTTCTTGGCTCTCTTGGTGTAATCCTCGATTACGTCGTCGGCACGCACTGCGGTGCTGTGATCCTTCACGAACTCCAGGTAGTGGATGCCCATGGTGTTCCCGATGCTCGCGCTGATCCTGTTCAGCGCGAAGGGGGACGTGACGTCGTATCCACCCTTCTCCATCATGTACATGTCCAGGGAGACCGTCTGCCACGTTGCTGGGCAGGCGTATACTTTTCCCTGGTCTCTTGCCTTGGTGTCGTACAGGTTGCTGTTGAAGATCTGCACGTACGACAGGACCTGCGGATGGCAGGGCTTGGGCTCTCCTTGGAAAGCGACGCTGTCGGAATCGTGGAACGCCGGCGTTTTGGCATGCTCGAGCCAGTCCCGGAAGTTCGCTATCGCGAAGATCCACTTCAGGCGCCTCTTCAGCGCTGCGTTCTTCTCGACCGCAGTCACTGCGTATTGGGCAGTGGCCGGGTTCATCAGCGCTATAACGGTCGTGTCTTCCGGCAGCACGTAGTTGAACATGCGCCTGTCCTCGATGAGACTGAAGAACATGGAGATAGCGTGTGGGAGACCCTGGTTGATCTCCTCGAAGAGCATGATGCTCTTTTCTCCGGGCTTGGGAAATACTGACGGGACCACCACGTCAAAGAATCCCTCTGGTGCGTTCTTGGTGCTGGGGATGCCGGCACCGACGAGCCCGTAGTGAGCAGTCCTGATGTCGTACACCTTGGCACCGCTAGCCTTTGCTAGCTGCGCCACGATCTGCGACTTTCCGATTCCCGCTTCTCCGACGATGCAGGGGACGCCTCTGTGTTGCTGCGTATCCATCGAAAGCTTGATCTGATCCTTGATCTGCTTAACCGACGCTCTCGGGATGTCGTTGAGTTCGCAGTAATGTTGTGCTTCTCCCTCACCCTTTTTAGGTCTGCTCATTTCCTTTGTCCTCCTTTGCAAAATTATTTGATTTGCAAGTTGTTGTTATTACTGTAATTTACAAGTATGACTGTTGATCGTGCTACCTTATCGCAAGTGGCAGAGGCTTGGGTTCGCTTAGACGGTAAACCATTCCGCTTAGACGACTGGCCAATGCACAAGGCTTTCTATGATGGTCGATATAGGCGTACTCTTTTTAAGACCAGTCGCCAGGTGGCGAAGTCTACAACATTAGCCAACTTCTCCATCATTGAATGTTCTCTTATACCCTTTTTTTCGACAATGTTTGTAAGTCCTTCTAAGGAGCAAACTACCCGTTTTTCTAATAGTCGTGTTGGAAAAACGATGATGTACTCTCCTATCCTAAAAGAGAACTTTTTACACACTGAACTAGCAGATCGTGTATTTCATAAACAGTTTACTAATGGGGCAGAAATGCTCTTTACATATGGGTGTGACGACGCAGACAGGCTCCGTGGTCCTTCAACTGACCGGAACATGTACGATGAGGTACAGGATATTCTATATGACCCAGTTATAACTGTGGGCAATGAGACCATGTCTGAGTCTAACTATGCGTATGAAACCTACGCAGGTACTCCCAAGACGATGGAGAATACAATCCAATTCTTGTGGGACCTCAGTACTCAGACTGAGTGGGTTATGAAATGCTCTGCATGCGGTAAGTATTCGTTCATAGATAGCGAGAGAGCCATGGGCAAAGACGGTCCCATTTGTGTTAAGTGCTCTGCGTACCTAAACCCATTCTTAGGTCAATGGGTGGACATGCAGCCGAAAAAAACGCTCAAAGGTTTTCACATTAGTCAGCTTATAATGCCTAAGAACGTGCCGTTGTCTATGGTTAATAGACCTGTAGAGTACAAGCATGCACAACGCAGGTGGCAGCGTATAAAACAAAAGTATGAAGAGTCACCCATCTCCCTTTTTAGGAATGAGGTTTTGGGTGTCAGTGACGCTATAGGATCTCGCCTTATATCCTTAGAGGAGCTCGAGGCGTTGTGCGTTGGACCTGAGTTAGTGGCGTACCCACAGTCTGCTAAGTTACGCGGGTATAGCAAGTATGTTGCGGGTATTGACTGGTCGGGGGGTGGAACTACAGGTGTATCCCGAACGGTCTTATGGGTTTGGGGACAGCGCGCAACCGACAGTAAATTGTGTTGTGTGACCTATAAGATTTACCCTGGTATGAATCCTGTACAGGCGCATGAGGATATAGCACATATATGTAAATTATACGGGGTATCCATGGCCGTAGGTGACGCAGGGGAGGGGGCGTTAGCTAATGATTTACTGCGTAAATCTTTGGGGCACCATAAGGTTACACAAGTACAGTATGGTTCATTCAAGACAGCGTTACAGTTTAATGGGTTAGACCGGTACCACGGGGATAGGACTACACTCATAGATAACTTCTTTATGCTTCTCAAGAAGAAAGAGGTTGAGTTTGGACCTCTATTAGAGATGAAACCTGCGTTAGACGATATGATGAATGAGTTCGAAGAGGTTACTACGCAAGGTAAAAAGGTATGGCGTCACTTCCCTCAGAAGTCTGATGACTGTTTGCATGCTGCGTTGTTTGGGTGGATCGCGTGGAAGGTTTTACACGGGGACATGAAGTTCTGGCAGGAGTAAGCAAAAAAAGAGCAGCGCGTGGCTGCTCTCTTCCTACTAACTGCTACGTAGGTTCTTTTGTGCGGAATGGGCACCAAAAGGCCCGGCCTGGTAGCAAATAATCCATGGGGGTGTAGCACCCCCTGTTCTCCCGTAAGAGAAACTATCCAGTTAGTATAACTGCTTAGGTCGGCGCCACACGTCCAATTCGACCCCTAGAGTTAGGCGTTCCTCCATGGGTACTGCTAGCTGAAAGTGGGGGCGTGGGGCCCTAGGGCGGTTGTTCGCAAGAACAATAGCCTAGAGGGCCCCTGCCTGCCTTTAGTGGCGTGCATACATTAAGGAATGCACTAGAGAGGTAACCTCTCCCATTTCTGGCTTGTTCTGCAGAAATCCAGTACCATTTTTATACGCTCTGTGCGAGTTCGGACTTTATTTCTTGATCCAAGAAATCAAGTGCGCCAACGACTTCCTCTTGTACCACAGATGAGTCATTTTCTAGATAACGATCTACGGGAGATAGCTCTCCATATGAGGGCCCTACTTCAACGTCCCACTGAAATGGGACTGGAAGCCAGTCATAGAGTTTCCTTACTCTATTTACACCGTACTCTTCCATGAATGCAGGCATCTGGGATATATATTTTTTCGGGATCTCACCTACGACAGAGTCGTGTACGGTGATCATTAATTGCCCGTTGAAATCATGCTTGATGGGTTCTGCGATATCGTTCATAACTCTTATTACTATCTCTGAACTAGTACTTTGAATTTTGAAATTCACTGCTTGTCGTTGTGCTTTGTTCTTCATTTTAAACGGCATACCCGCAGTATCAAACCTGCGGCGTCGTCCAAAGAATGTCTCTACCATTTTCAGATGATTCAGTTGCTCATATGTTCTCTTGATGTATTCAGGGATAGACGGGAACATGGTGAATAGCGACGATATTATAGCCGCGCCTTGCTCCTCAGAGATCCCTACTATAGAAGAAATCTTGTACTTACTTGCGCCGTAGAGAATACCAAAGACCACCCTCTTGATGTTAGTACGCAACTTATTTAGTTGTTTACCATATGTAGGGTCTGGTCCAGGATTCTTATTTGAACCTATGAAGTCACTGCGATTTTGAAAGTCGTCATAAGACCAGGCGTGCACTGAGTCAATTCCTATTGTGTCCATGACGGTCTTATAGTCTGAAGGTGGTACGTTTGCTAAGACCTTTTCAGGAGCGTATACCATTGAAGCGAAGAACGAGTGTGGGTCCATCCCATTATTGAGAGCCTCAATTAGATTTTTATCTTTGCTATATGCTGCGTATATGCGCACCTCAGCAGCTTTGGCATCGGCGTTTAGTATAATATTGTTTTCTCTGTCTGAAGGTACAAAGATCTTTTTGATATTGTGTTTACCTATTTGTTTAGGGACATTCTGCATATTTTCATTAGAGGAACTTAACCGTCCAGTGGAAGTTCCAGCTATATGAAAGGAAGTATGCATACGCCCATCTTCTTCGCTCAGCACTTTGATATTCTCTACGAATGTATTGCGAGCCTTAGACATAGCTCTGAATATTAGAAGTTCCTTTGAGAACACACAGTCATTTTGGTTGACTAGTTGTTTTAAGAAGGCGGCATTAGTAGATATTGCGCCCTTAGCAGTAGTAGGAGGTTCCACAATATCCTTGTAACAGACAGTCGCGCCTGTCTCAGGATGTATATACCCTGTACCATATAGTAACTTTCTGAGTTGAGGGTTACTACTAGGATTGAACTCCTCGAATACGTAGGACGGTATCATAGTACTAAGTTGAATCTTAGATAGAGTAATAGACCGGTCGAGCTCTACAACGAGTTCCTCTATGTAGTCTTTGTCTACGGGCATGCCCACTAATTCCATGTTGCCAAGAACTTCACTGGCGGATGTAAGTTGCTCTCGCATCAAATTAGGAAGTGGCTTATCTGTAGGTGCTGTACGTGTCAGTATATACTTAGTCGCATAGGGGTTTTTACGTAGCTCATCCCGCAGTTTACGCTGATCTTTTTGTTCTTGCTTCATCCTAGCTTGTTGGATAATAGCAATGCGACGAGTTACATCTGCGTCAATCGCCCCATAAGGATTCAGTATACGCAGAGGTACTTCTTCGTACCCACCATCATCCGCGAGCTTGGCAGCTGCGCCTTTTAGCTTCGGAGGGAGAGGACGGTTTAGTTTCTTTAGTCTGGCGGTTTCCTTCTTAGCCTTTTTAGCTTTTAACTCAGTCATAAAGGTGTCAATGTCTTCTTCATAATCAGCGTAGTCAGGAAGCATCACGCGCGTAAGTTCTTTTAGACTGTAATATCCTTTCTTATCTTCTTCTAAAAGATGCTCCGCTAGCATCGTATCCCACGCAAAATTACGTACTTTCCACCCCTTCCGCCATAGCACCTTTAGATCGAACTTAGCATTATGTAGGATCTTAGGTTTAGCGCAATCTAAGATCCTCTGTACGTAAGGAGCCGCTTCTTCAAATGTAAAGTAGCTTTGAGGATGTTCTAGAGGGATAGACGCTGCTTCTCCAGGTGCCCAAGATACTACAAAGGATAGTATCTTTAATTTATCTCGATGAGGATTAACGGTATTCGTTTCTGTGTCGATTGCTAGAGGAAGTTTATCAGCGTCGAAACCTCCCGACGTGTATTCTGTGATGTATTCAACAAGTTTACGAAGGGCACTTACACTTTTAGGAAAATGGTATTTGGCCGTTAACGTAGCTATTTCCGTCCTTGTCCGGATGTCCTTACCTTTAGATATAGCGTGTACCGCGTCCATAAAAACCATCATGTGTTTCTTGAGGATTTCTATATGACCTGGTTTAGCTACTAACTGGCGTTTAGACAAAGATGCGTAAACAATTACTTCACGATCTCCTAACATCGTCTTAGTAAAACGTCCTTGAAACGACCGATACTTCTTAACAGCAATCCCTAAAGAGGTGAGTACTTTTTCACCCAAGGCGAAAACCATAATTGGCTTATCTTTTACGGCGTATTCTAATAATTCAGCATGTACTAGAGGAGCACACGCTAGGATATCTTTCTTTACGGGTTTCTCTTTAGAGCAGCGCATTGCGTATGTATAGCGCCCTGTGAGACCCATTAAGGTTTGGTCTATCTCTCCTTTATGTGTAGCGAATGCTCTTTTGATTGTTTTCTCAATATCAAAAGACCATCCTTGGTGGACGTTTAATTTGCCAGAGACCCCTGTAACATCAGGAGACTCAGCTATACAGAAGTACGCGGCGGGATCACTTTTAATGTTCGCGCCGGTACCTTCTGTATAGTGAGCGTTCTTATATTGGTCACATTCAGAGCAACCAGGTCCCTGCCATGCATGGTCACCACATAGGGTACAGTCTATCATTTACCACTCATGCTCAGCAGCTGTGTCCTTGAGGGGGTCTCCTTCGGAGGTCTCCTCAGACTCTGCTTCTTCCACTGCATGGTCAATCCCTTCTTGTGCATTCATAAGCCAGCTGTCTGCGCGGATAACAACGACGTCCTTAGCTTCTATGTTTGCGCCTAGGTAGGGAGTGACCCGTTTGAGTATTTTCGATTTAGCTACTTCAGCAGGTGAGAGAGCCATCTTGTATCTCTCAAGAGCGTCCTTTAGCTATGTGCTAGAGATGTTACGTGCACGATGGTTGTACGGCATTAGACGAGGTATAGCCTGCTCTAATAGAATTAGGAGCAAGTTCTCTTTCTCATCATAGAATACACCACATGCAGAGGTATTGATCTCGGTTCTCCTTTCTTTGTTAGCTAGTAATTGTGCTACCGACGCTGCAGAGTCCGTCCCCATCTGGCGTAATGCCGGGTTGAACATCATTGCTTTCAAGAAGCTCTCTGATTCGGTAGTAGTTGATGCTCGATGTAGCGCACTCTCATGTAGGATCACATAGGTTCTAAAGAATGCTTTCCAGTCACGCCCAAGCATTTTCATCATAGCAAGAGCACCGAATAGGGACGTAGCAAATCGATTTGGAACTTGGAAAGGTAGTGTAGCTTGGTATGTGCTGAACTCGTGTTCAATATCGCTGTAACACTGTAAGAATTCGGGTACTCGGGAGTACATTGCTATAGCTATATCCTTAGCCAATTTATCGATCTTAGATTGCCCGTACTTCTTATGTAAGAGAGTAGTAGGTTTATCCCTGTTCTTTACTCGGTCCATCTCAACAGTCAGAAGGCGGTTGAGATCTTGTGGCTTAGCTGCGCTAGAAATAGCGGAGAAAATTACGGGGAGTTTGTGCGTACTAACACTGTATGAACCATCAGGACGAGCTTTAACGCGCGCTGTTTCTCCCGTAACTAAGCCACGGAACCCCTGTAGAATAGTCTCTACACGTTCCCTCTTCTCAGGATCTGTAGACTCAAATTCGTCTAGCGCTAGAAGGCGAGAGTCTCTGTGAGTCATTGCAAATACCCCTGCTGGCGTATATTGATCGATACCTCTAGCACATAGGAGTAACTGTATCTTCTCACCACTGAATCCTGAGAATACAGACACTAAGTGAGTTTTACCTGAAGACGTATCTCCTGTAAAAAACATGAGAAGCTGGCGTGGAAGAGCTGTATGAATAGGAAAGGATAGTAATAGCGCAGTCAACATTTCTACAGTTACATTATGGTTTTTAAATTGAAAACCTGTGTCGAGAAAGTCATGAATCGTGTCGTATAGTGCATTGATGTTTAGGCTTTTACCTTGGTTAAGAATATCTACAGATAGTCCACCAGGGTACCATGAGGGTGTTAGTTCTCCTTCAAACCCTACATCAAAGACTATACCCTGGTCTGATGGACCCTCTAGAGCTACAAATTCACAGGATGCACCTTCGCGTTCAATACGGAACACGTCTGTGCCGCATACAATGTACTCCTTAGTAGTTTTATCAGCAGATTCAATGTGGTGATACCCCTGCCGTAGGTGCTGCGCAGAATCAAAGTTAGGAGATCCCAACGCTAAATTGTGAAACGCCTCTTTCATGTAAAACCTCAGTTGTGTATCTACTTTGCTGTAGATTAAATTTTCAGAGTCTGCGGGATTTTCTAAGAAAGAAGGAAATCCTACTTTATCATCTATGAAGGACAATAGCGTTCCACACATAGGCGCTATTTCTTGCGCGATAGACTGTTCACTATCTAGACGTACACGGTGAAATGCCTTAGTTTCTTTTTCGCAGAAGATTAACCAACGACCACCAGCACCAACTTCAGTGCCCACAACGAACACCATGTCTTGTAATGCATCAGTGCATCTAAGAATAAAGCCCATCTCTGTGTCTTCACTAGATGCAATCTCGCGCTTAAGGTGTGATGTTTTTACGTTGTAGGCCGCGCCTATCTCATCTACGAAAGACTGAATGTCTGTTTTATTCCGTAGTAGTTGACCATGCCTAGTGGCCTTTTCCATTATTAGGCGACGGTCATCCTCAGGGACCCCTTGTAATTCTTCTAAAGCATTTTGCGCTACCCATTTCCAGGTGGGTTCAAAAGTATCATCAGGATTTTTCCAAAGAGTATCCTCTATTTTAGCTATACCGTGTGTAAGAACTGCTTCATCTAGGTCATTAGATGGAACAAGTTCGTCCCAGCCCACGAATACTTTTGATCTAAGTTTTGATGTATGTTTAATCCAATCCTTCAGTACATCACCTGAGTTTTGACTACCCTTATACGGGGCATCCCCTATGAGGTAAGCTCCTTTGTAACCAACGGCTGTAAGGATAGGTTCAATGCCTTTAGAGGAACTGGTGCCGCCTACAGAGTACAGTATAAATTTGGGTCCTCCTTGTTGTAATGACTGTGCCATGTACGTAAGAACGTCAAATTCACCTTCAGTTAGGTACACCCATTCAGTGGGGTGTGTGGGATCTCCTATGCTCTGATAAGGACTCCAGCCCATACCGTATACGCCCAGGTTTTCTTCGTAGGGATCTTTTGGGATTATTATATCTTTGTGTGCTTGGCTATGAGGTGCGCGAAGTTTAAATCTACCAATGTCATTGGGAGTAACATGCATAGGAAATACGACGCTACCGTTAAAGATAGGTTGTGTGTGTATTGCGGTTAAGTAGACTCCTACATGATCACTTAGATTACGGGGTTCTTTTGTTGCTTTACCCGCCGCAATCCATGCCCTATGCGCCGTAAGATAATCTTGGCTTATTCGTGTAACAAGTTCTGTTAATGGGGGCATTAACCCTATCGGGAGAGAGGGTATAGCGTCGATAGGAATCTTACGGTCTGTCAGTAACCATTCTACAGCAGCTCTACCTGTGGGGTATTTTGTAAAAGACGTGTCGTAAACAGCTTCGCAGAGTGCAGCATGTGTCGCTCTCTGTATCACCTGTTTTGTTTGTTGATTTAGCCGCTGAGCTTCTAAGTCTTCAATGTCCTTCGTAGTAATGAAGGTGAGGTTGAAGCGCTCCTGTAGAATGTGTAAACACTCATCCTCTGTTTTCTCCAGAAGGAGAGATGCCATGTTAAGAGGGTTGGACGTAAAGAAGTCACACCCGTAGCACCGAGCAAACCCTTTGCCTGCATTTAGATAAAAGGAAGGTGTAGTGTCTGCGTGTTCTTTGCGGGGACATATACCCTTTAATATATCCTTACCCGCGTATGAAAATTTACTATCTCTAGAGAATTCTTGTGCAAGGTCGAACCACCCCTGAGATCCGACGCTGCCCCAAATTTTCCAAATTCTTTCTCTTGAGAATCCCTTTTTCTTACTGTTGGATGACCTTTTGTTTGCCATGGTCACTGTCACTTTCCTTATACGCAGGACAATGAGCCCGATGGTCACACCAATCGCACAGGCGTGACTTGCGTGTTTCCTTGAAATTATGGGTATCCACGGTGCAGTCGTTTAGGAATTTTATAATTCCTTCCATGAGCGGCGTGATATCTGAAATATCTTCGGTACCTTTCGCAAAAAAGGTGTCGCTCTCCTGTAAGTAGTGAACCCCGTATTTTGCACGTGTTAGGTGCGGATTTAGCGCTTTCGCTAAGAGCATGTATACTTCAAACTGTCTACGGTAGTAGCTGATGTCGCGTACTTTACCCGTTTTGTGGTCAATGAGTATTACTATTGGGTCTTTGGCGATTAACGCTAAGTCGATTACATCGCGTAAAAAACCTTTCTTATTATCGAAGAAACCTACTTTGTTACCATCGATATCTATAGCTAATTTTTGTTCTACTTGTGTCTGTTGAATATTGAATTTACGTTTTGATACAACTAGACGCTCAATGAAATCGAGTACTGCGAACTGCATAGATGCCACGCGATCAATTTCATTAGATGTTAAGGAGTATTCATCTATTACTCCCTCAAATGCCATAGGCCATGAACGACCTGTTAACATATATTCTAGAATAGAGTGTACCGCGTTACCTACTAACGCGTCGGGGTTAGTAAGAGTACCTTCTTTACGTTTCTCTACATAAGTAAGAAAGAATTTATAAGGGCACTCTTTAGCGGTGTTAGCCTTAGATACTGACCAAGGACCATACTCTTTTACAAACGAAGAGGGGGTGATCGACGACATGGGTTACTCCTTCGAAAAAAAGAGAAGAAGAGGGAGACACTATATAGTGTGCCTCCCTCCCTTCTCGAGCGTTACTTACATGTCGAAGTCTTCAGCGTCAGAGTCTCCTGATTTGGACTCACCCGCGTCACCCTCGTCATCCCCATCACCTGTAATGGCGTTCTGCGCAGACCTATAGATATAGGCCAACCCAGGTAGGATCATGTCATGCATCGCCATATCATTAAGTATGGCTCCTACCTCCATCAGAGCGGGATCTACTGTGGCATCTTCATCCAGCGGGGCAGCTTTGATCTCATACCATCTATAGTCACCCGAGGACTTCTTTTCATTGGTCAAGCTAAACCATCGTTGCCATGGGACTAAGGTGCGCTTAGCTTGTGAGATAAGTTGCTCACCACCACTGGCGGATATACGCGCAAAGCGCACCATAACCAGCTCGTCTAGGTCTTTACTCAGCATGAATACTACTACGTCATTATTGCAGTTTGTGCGTTGCCCATCTTTCCAAGGGCGGTTGGGACATGTATCACACTCACTGTACTTACTACCCACCTTACGATCCATACTACTACAGATGGGAGACTTACGACCTTCATCTTGACCGGGCCACATTGTTCTACCTTGCCAGAGCGCGATGGGTGTACCGACGAACTCGGCACCTACGTTAACTCGGGATGTGAGGTAGAAGTGTCCCACTAAGCAGTTCTCTGGGCGATTCGGATCATTCCCAGATCCGTGAAAAACACGTAGCTCAGTAAACTGAGGACGATCATCCGACAGGATCATACCTACCCTGTCAGTACTCATCTTCTTCAAGAGAGCGTTGAGATTCTCTTGTGTCTCCATAGGGAGTGCACTGAGAGCGCTGACTATCTTAGAAAGGGAAGGCTTGGAGGTCTTTGTTAATTTTGATCCCAAGTTAGCTTTGAATAGCGGGTTGGGATTACTCTTAGCCAGGTCTTCCAAGACGGGAGATGCGTACCCAGATGTTGAATTAGAAGGCGCTAATTCTGTTGTTGTAGTTTCTACTTTCTCAATTGCGTCTGTTGTCTCCGTTGCGTCTGTTGTCTCATTTTTGGCGTTACTTTTCTCTTTTTTTGGCATTGTTTACGTCTCCTTGAATGGTGAGTTTTCACCATACGGCAGGCCTCTGGACAAGTCAATTACATTCTGACAGAATGTAGAACACATGCAGAGGAGGATGTAGATGTACAATTCTGCTACACCGGATGTGAATGTTTCACGCATATACCAAACGTATTACGACGATCTAAGTAAACATCCAGTATTAACATATGAACAAGAGCGTAAACTATTAATACGTTACCGCACTTGTCCTCATTGCAATAAATACTTTCCTTTGAAAGTTAAGCGGAAGGGGTGCCCAGAGTGTGGCGATCCGCTACCTAAACGTACTAGGGGACGTCTATGCTCATGTTGTAATTGCAATACTAAATTTGACGTTTACATATCTCCTGAGTACTGCCCACTTTGCGGCTCAGACCGCGACGTAGAGGCACGAGAAGAATTGATAAACGCCAACCTCCGATTCGTTGTAAAGACCGCTAAGTCTTTTTCTCCTAACTTTGAACAGCTACTAGAACTCATTTCCGCAGGAAATGTTGGTCTCATGATCGCGGTAGATAAGTTCGATGTTAAGATAAAAACTAAGTTTCTTACATACGCAGCATGGTGGGTGCGTAAAGAGATGATGGACGAGATTAACTCTAATTCAACAGTTCATCTGCCATCGCATAAAAGAAAAGAACAACAGAAGTTAAGAAAACACGGGGCATATATATGTCGTCACTGCGATTTACGCATAGAAGGATCATTACGGAATGCGCCATACAGTGAGTGTCCAGAGAGTTCGGAGCACGAGTTCGTACCCATATTGAAAACTGAAACTCTGAATACCACCTTGCCTATGGATGATTTAGTTTTAACCGATGATACTAATATTGAGAGGGACTCAGTAGGGGCTGATACCTCTCAATTACTGCGTAAAACATTAAACTGTTTGAACCTCAGACCCCGCGATAAGTTTATAATTCTTCGCTATTATGACATGCCGACGTTTGAGCGTCGCTCTGAACCTAAGAGTCTACCTCAATTATCTGCGATAACGGGCATAACGCCTGAGCGTGTACGACAGATAAAAGAGCGTACTTTAAGAGAACTACGTAGCGAACTCAAACGTCGGGATATCAAAGCGTTGGAAGATGTTGCTTGGTGAGACTAATCCTTCAGGCCAGCAACTGCCATCGCACCGTCAATGTACCCTTTGAGATACTTCTGATTCAGCGTTGAGGAGGATTTGGCTTTCTTCTCTTCCATGTCTGTTAACAGTTGACGAGTCTCATCCGCCTTAATGTACTTGATAGGTACTTTAGCGAAATCTCGAACAGCTATAGGCCTACCACGACCACCTTCGCTCTTCTCACCCTCGTTCTTTGACGGCGTAGCCTTCTTGTTCTTCTTCCCTTTTTCGGGTTTAGCTGCCTCTTTAGCCTTCTTCTTCTCGAAGTAAAGGGTGATCGCGTCTTTGAGTGTTACAGAGTCCATTCCGTCAAGTGCCTTGTGCGCCATGCGCTCAAAGAACACCTCATCTTCTTCTTGGTCTAGACGAAGTAGTTCCCTGGATTGAGACACAGACAGATTGCCCTTCTTCAGTTCATTCCGCAGAACGTCAGAGAGTTCACGGAGAGCCAGGTGCTGGGATACGAATGCGTCACTAACGCCGTTAGCCCTAGCTATCTCCCTATTGCTGATGCCCGCATCCGAGATATGCGCAAAAGCATCCGATATCTCCACTGGGTTGTGGCCCTCACGATTGAGGTTTATGGCGATGGCTTTGGAATAAGCAACTACGTCATCTCCATCTGTGAAGGACACTATAGCTGTTTTTATGCCTGCTTCCTTCATCGCCATGTACCTACGCCTACCGTCCACTAGAATGTATTTACCGGGTTTATCCGATTCCCTCACAACGAGAGGTACGAGCTGCCCAATCGCTTTGAGCGACGTTACGAGGCTAACTAGTGATCCCGCTTTCTCCCTATTCCATTCTGATGTCAGCGTGATGTCTTGGAGACTTACCTCATGGTTTTGTATCTGCGTGCTCTTCTTGGGCGCGGCCTTCTTCTTGGGCGCGGCCTTCTTCTTGGGCGCGGCCTTCTTCTTGGGCGCGGCCTTCTCTTCTGTTTTGGGTTCTTCCACGGCTGTTTCGGGCACAACTGTCTCTTCTGTTTTTGTCTCTTCCATCAGTTACTCCTTGATGTGTTTAATCTTCTAAAGCAGCTAACTCTCTGAGTAGCTGTTCTCGGTCAATACGATGAAGGCTGAGTTGACTTGGAGGCGTGCCTTCGAGCACCTCACCTAACACATGAAATAATTCAATCGATAACGGTGTAAGATCACGATCATCGTTGTACACTAGGTAATACAACGTTCTAAACGTATCTAACTTAACGGCTTCTATCTCTCTAGGAGATGCTACTGCTTTTCGAATGGTGCGGTTCCGCATTTTAGACATATCAGTACACCCGTTTCAGCTGTGTCGCGTAACTCACCACCGCAGATAGGACAGAGAGATTTATCTTCAGCCGTCTTGTCTTCAACGTTCTTCTCTTCTACACCGTATTTCTCCATCAGCCTTCTTCTTTCTTTGGGTGATCCAAAAAGATGTCACTTATAAGTGTGGCCACCCTCTCCTCGCATCCTTTGCGTTTACCTCCATTGGAGGAGCAAAGGTGGTCCATGACCGTAACAATTTTGTTGTTACTGATCACGATAACCGCGGGGAGAGGGCCGTCAATTTCATTTTGTACGAACGCCGCTATTTTTGCAGCGTTACCTTGGATAGCTTTCTTCTCCTCAACTCGGAGGATGAGCTCATCCATGTCTGCGCCGATCTCTTCAGACCGACCACACCTGTCGCACACTTCGTTGAATTGCATCTGGGCTACTCGCTTTCTTTGATTAGGCGTTTACAGGTCTCGGGTCCTGCAATGCCATCCACTTTTAGTTGGTCTGTAGAATGTGCTATGTTCCAACGACGTTGGAACTCTTTTATACCATCCTTGGTCTTGGGACCAAACTTGTTGTCTACTGCTACCCTTATACCTATTTTTACTAGCTTCTCTTGAACCTCGCCTGTGCTGAGGTGTATGTCTTCCTCAGTAATAGGGTCATCGTCATGTGTCGGTGTATCATTACCGTATTCAGGATTGTCGTGTGAAGTCTCATCCTTGGTATCAGCAGCTTTTTCACCCTCGATAGCCTCGCCCTGGTAGTTTTGGATGAACGCGTATGTATCAACGGGTAAGTTGTCAAAGGCGCTATCATTAACATCCTCAAGAGGCCACAAAGGGCCCATATCACTCTTGGATGCACGCCAATCAGAGTGTTGGCTCATACGCGATCTATCTAACTTCTCAGGCATAGCTTTATCAATCAATCGTTTCAGAATGATGCTGTTGATTAACTGCTCTTTAGTGAATGGTTGCATAGCCGTATGTTCTTTATACGGCTTAACTAACCTCACAGGATTAAGTTCAGACACTAATTCAACGGGGAGGGGGCTAGTCCACTTACGCGGCCAGTAACACCAACGGCCTTCGTGCATTTTCAGACCGCCGGCGTTAACGTATTCGATAGAATAGGAGTCCTTGTTTCTCTTGGGCTCATGCCACGCACCGTGCATTAAAGGAATAATATAAAAGGGGTATCCGTGGTAGCCCTGTATAAAATGGGTGCTGGCACCGTTGTACTTCTTCTTTCCGTCTTTACCTATCTTGGTTTTATTCGAGCTGAACCAACTTAATGTAGACCATTTAGAGATCCCTGCAGTGAAGTGGTCTACCCACCACAGGGACTCTAAATTCTTCAGTCTATTTTTGGTTAGCTGCTTGGTAGGGTAGAACTTAGTAAGAACATTACTGTGCTCTTTGATTCTGTAATGAGAGTAGATGAACAAGCTATCCAGACACTCAACGGCTTCCTCCTGCGTTAGCGTAGTTAGGTGCTGCGCCGCTTTTTCGAAAAGCGTCTCAACTGTTTGCTGAGCTTTAGCACCATCCTTAGCTACTAAATCCCAAAACTTTTTGGCTGGCATAGAGGAAAAGTCGGTGAGGTTCTTGTTCATTTTGGTCCCCTACATTTCTCGTAAAAGCCGCAGAAGCGGTCATTGCATACCCAGGTCGTAGGATCACACCGCGGGAATCGTCCCTTCTTTATATTGTCCACAGACTCTTCCACGTCTTCTACAAGTAACCTGACATCATTTGGATTCCTTAACGACCTTTCTTGAACGTATCTAGTTCCGCTCTTTAGGTCAAGTAAGAAGTCAATTCTTACGTTAGGTGTGCCTACTACATGAGCATAAAATGTTAACTGGGGTTCATGGCGTAGCTTTTGTGCCGCCCACTTTTTCCCTGTTAACTTCAAGTCAGACACAACTTCAATAACTAACGGACCTTCCCCAGGAACATCAGTCTCTTCTACACGTTCTACCAGAACTTCATCGACAAGATCAATAAAACCGATGACAGGTACTGTGCCAAATTTTATGGCGAAGCCGCGCTCAACCTCGACCGGACGTACAATGGGTACCGCCTGATCGTAGTACACGCTGAAGTTCCGTATTGTCTGATCTTTAATGTGCCCAGGGTTATCGTCTTTCTCTAATTCGATGTTATCTACATCTCTATCAAACTCGTTAGCGACTGCTTCCAGTGCTTCTTCTTTCTTGAGAGGCATACCAGTATCAATAGTTGATTGATGCGTAACTTCGGCACCCTTGTGTACGGCTTTACCTCTCGTCATGGCTATACCGGGTTTCTGTTTTTCGCCTAGGATATACCTATAAAAGTATTGCCGAGGACACCGATGGTACATTCCATGCTGCGACGCAGAGAATACGCCTCTACTAGGTAAACCTGGATCGGTGAAGTCATCCGGGATTACTAAGTCCTTACCGCCATACATCGACATGCTGCTTGTCATTAAAATTGCTCCTCACCTCTAGGCCCCGGAGGGGGCGGAGTTTTGTTCGTTGCGTTAGGTCCTAACGTAGGTTTGTTGGATCCTTTGACCGGCGCTATTTTTACTAATGAATCACTTGCACCCATCAATTCAGCGATATCAAGATCTTCTTCTTCTTCGATGTCCTCTTGTACCTGTTTCTCTGGATTTATTTTATCTGAAGACTCCGGTACCTCTTTATGTACACGCGTCATCTTCTTGATAATTACTTCAAAAGGGTCTGTAGTTACTTCAACATCTTCATCCGCTATGTTCACACCCATAGCCTCACCGAGGAGACGTATGAGTTCCTCTCGTTCCAGTATTATCTTCATATCAAGTTCTCCTCTTTAGGTTTGATGGGTTTCACCTTAGTAATGTGCCGCTTCATTTTTCTATCTAGAATACAGTCATTAGTCCAGGGGGAGATCTCTTTCTCTACACACGTCTCATACTGACTACAAGTTAAACAGTCTACCCGTTTAGTTAGCGTAGCAGAGATGTCTTGTCGCATATCGAGCGCCTTGATCTGTTGTTCTTCGACAGTGCCCCGAGCACACAAGCGGTAAACCACCATACGCTTAGTCTGACCTAAGCGGTAGTTACGGTCTAAAGATTGAAGCCAGTCATCTAGGTACCAGTTACGCGCATAGTAGATCATATGTGCTGCTTCGGTCAGAGTTACAGAGATACCTGTTTTGATTTGTCCTAAGTACACAGTACACTCGGGATCTTCTTGAAAACGACGTCCGAACTTTACTATGTGTTTAGATGTTTTACCGTCTACCCGTACATACCCTATCTTTTGTTTAATCAAGAGTCGCTCAATTGCGTCCATTTCCTCATGATACTCCGCCCACACAATGACTTTAGGTACCTGGTCACTTTGGATATCCTCGAGAAGATCCGCTAGTATCTTGAGTTTAGGATTGTCGGCAAACCGCAACGTTTCTCTTTCGATATCTACGTCTACTACACACCTAGAACTCCCTGGGGCTATACTATCCTCTACACACTTTTGCACATGTACACAGGTGTCACATACGGTGGTGTCCTTAGGAACATACACAAACCCACTACTTACTTGTAGGAGCTTATTGACCTTTACCGCCCCATTAGGAACTTCATAGGGCTCTTGATCGGGGCGTTCTATAAACCCGCCTAATACCAGGTCATTATAGACTCGCTGTTGTCCAGGAGAAAGATCGAAGAAAATGTCTTTGAATATGCGTTCGGGCATATCAACGCAGTCATCAAGTGTTCGTTTGTCGGATACTTCAGAGAGCTTCTTATTTAAGACGTGTACATTCTTAAAGCCCTTAACAATGTGTTTATTCCATGGAGCCATTTCTACGTATTTACCGCAAAAAGTTCTCCAGTCATCGGGCATTAGGTACTTAGCTAAGAACTTAAACTGAGGGTAAAGGTTACGAGGATCCCCAAGATCTAGTGTACCGCTCAATAAGTATCGCCGTGCAGCTCGCGTAGCTAACTTAAGACACGCTTTAGTGCGAGCACTTTGGATTCGTTTAATGCGGTGTGACTCGTCAGCTACGATCATCTCGTACTCAATATCCGTTAACCATTGAGGTGCATCCTTTGTGAGTTCTAGCGTCTCTAGGTTAATGTCTCGTGTTTTGCGGCCATTAGCAGCTTCAAGAGCAAGACGTAGTTGTGTGTCAGGGTTGTTCACTCGGGCTATTGCTTTTTTGAGTGTGGGTGTTGGGTGTATTAGACGTGCATTAAACGCTTTAGTAGCCCCAGCGCTTAGAGTGGGGAGACCGTACAGCTTCGCAGTGTCATACGGAATCACAAGAATATCTGCGCCATCAGCCTCTTGTAAGAACGTTAACTTCTTCTTACGGGATCCTGTCATAGCACGGATCTTTAAATCGGGGGTTAACTTCGCACCTTCACTTATCCAATTTTCAGCTGCTACGAGAGGGCAGAGCACAACTGTTTTACAGCGTAAAATGCGCACGGCATCTAAAATTACCTTAGTCTTACCCGTACCCATACCCCACTGCAGGATGTACCGGTGGTTATAAAGAACTCTAGCCAACCCATGATCTTGATGCTCATAGTTATTCACGGGTAAGGTAAGTGACTCAACTAACTCTTCGGAAGCTTCTAAACTCATGTTAGCGTTTATCCAACTTTGGGCGTCGTCACTAAAGCATACAGCCTTGTGGACTTTGCTTAGGTCGTGTAGTACTCTCTCTTTAAATGGAGGGAAGGCTGGGAATAACCACTTCTCTCTTTTAGGGTTGTAAGTAGCCCCAAAAACGCGATTCCACATTGCGGAAGCATCAGGGGAAACAAAAATGGGAACTTTGTTTAGTAGATCGAAAGCTATTTCCATATCGGTTACTCCTAAATTAACCTATTATTTCGATAAATTCAGCATCCTGTAAAGGAGTTATCTGATGTCAGATCCTTGGAGCTTCACTGATCCTTACTGGAGTAGAAATACAGCGCCGCACTCGAGCCCGTACTATACGCAAAGTCAGTTATATACCCCGCGAAGGTTGAAAGACGTATTCAAGTGGTCCGAATTTCTGTTTTATAACAGTACACATATTTACTCTGCTTTACGTAAGTTTGGTGAGTATCCTATAACTGACATTGTTTATGATACTGAGAACAACGCGTTAAAGAAAAAGCACAAGTATCTTTTAGAGAAGATTGTTCGTGTACGGGA